GGTGAAGAGGGTGAAGAGGGTGAATTGGAACCCGGTACACCCGTTGTTGATTTTGCCACTTGTATAGCTGCTGGTGGTGACCCCGTAAATACTGATGGGTTTGTCATGGCCTCTGCTTCTGACGGCATTTATTCTCGTTGCTCTGACGGTTCTGGTGGAACCATAACTGAGTTTTAGTATGATTAGCTGGATACTTGGAAAAGTAGCGCCTAAGGCAGTGTTATATGTTGCCTTAGGCTTATTAGCTACTAATGGGATTCAGTTTGTATCTTGTAAATTAAAACTTGCATCTATGCAGCGCAGTTTAGATGCTAAAGTTCAAGAGTTTGTTGACCTTGCTGTTAAAGAATCACATGCGCAAAGAGACTTAATAGTAGCGGCCGGTGCAAGGCAAACTTTACAAGATAAACTGACTAAACAAGAACAAAGAAATGCCACACTATCAGAGATAGCGGATAGGCGAGATAAGCGTCGTGAAGATTGGCGCCAAGAAGCCTATAAGTGGAAAAGTAAATACAACCGGGAGAGATGTGATGAAAATGACGAAATTTGTCTTCAGTGGGGTTCTGCTGATTATCGCGGTGACGGTTAGTGCGTGTAATGGCCCAAGGTTCAAGAAACCAGAAATAGTACCGACAGCAATTGAGACTACTACAGTAGAAGTATGTACGATAGGTTCATTCTTAAGAACCATACCTGATCTACCTGAAAAACCTAAGCCTGAGCAAGGTAAAACTTTTCCTACTAATAAACAAATTGATAAGTATTACAAGTTTGATATTGGTAAACAGTGGACTTGTGATATGGTTTGTGTTGCTGCAGATATTTTATTTACTTGTGGTGAAGGTCAGCAGGAATTACTGAATGTACCTAGTCAATGCATTAATGAAGCTGGTCAATTAGAATGCGGCTAATACTTTAGCTTATCAATATTTAATTCTCTGACCTTTTTCTCGGCGCTAGATGAGCTATCATAGGCTTTAATCAATTTTGGCATATTTACACCCTTGCATTCTAAAACCTCGTGTTTTTTAGTGCTTGGGTTGTATCTTATTCTATAAGTTATATTCATGTTAAGTCAACAATGATTCTAATTTTGTTAATGGCGCATTTTGACCTATTAGGGAATCTAGCCAATGATTGGCAACGGCTCCTTGTTTAGGGCACCAGGCTTCCCGTATTATATAGTCAATACCAAATTTTTCAATGGCTAATACAACATCAGCATCAATATCTTTACAGAAATTTCTAGCTTCAAGGTACTCATTAAATAACCAAGGCGCCTTATTCTTTTTTTTAGTAAATACTAAAGTACTCGCTAAGGATTCAACATAAAGGCCCTTACTAGAATTGTATACCACGTAATTAAACATCATTATTCCTCACTCTCATTTTAGCTATCTTCTTAGCAGCTTCCTTAACGGGTATTCGGACCTCAGAAAGTAACTGATTATAGATTTCTGTTAGTGCTTGACCGCATTCTTTACTGCAATATTTAGACCAGGCGCGAGAAGCTCTGTATTGCTTACCACAAGCTTCACACTGTTTATCCTCATACTTTTTAGTGCCCATAATAAATAACCCCTTAGAAATGATCTATCCCGTTTATTTGCCTGGGTTTTGCTTGTCTTTTGACTAGATAATCTAGTATTGAAGAATCCAGCTTACCGAAGAAAACTTTATCACACCAGGTAAAAGAATCTTTTTGTAGTGTTTCATTAATGGCCATGATATTTTCATATGGTATTAACATAAAAATATCTCCCAGCTGGTGCAATACGAAGCAGTTGCCTGCTGCTCTGCCCCTTTTTATTAGCCAGGGTTTTTGTTCCTTTCTGAGTTTAGTCTTATACTCAACCGGGAAGCAATCATCATACTTTAACTCTATCCACCCATTTACGTTGTCAATACCAAATGACACATCAGGTATCCCATTTGAGTAAGCATCCTCATGTCTTTGTAAATGAAATTCTTTACCGGCTTCATTGAAAATTGTTTTTAACTTTTCAAATAATTTAACTTCGCTCATGACTTCCACCTTATCCAGCCACGGCGCAAGTCTTTTACATCAGTTAAAGCAGCAGTATATTCTCGATAATTTTCCCAGTCATCACCACAGTTATAAACAACTCGAACCTTGTCTTTAGTAATGTCACTAGTCTGGTCTGGTACTTCTTTGACTATACCGTTTTCATATTCCACTGCTTCCAAGTGACCTGGCGCATAATGAACTTCGTCACCTACTTTTACACTGTTTATGTTTATCATAATTTAAAATCCTCGATGTCACCCCAGTTAGAACCGCGTTCTGCATCTACAAGAATAGGAACTCTCAGTTGAAATGCTTGTTCCATGATATGTTTAACTTCTCTCATGGCTTCTAGTACTTCCGGTGTTCTAGGTGATGAAAAGTCTAATTCATCATGAACCGTCAGTAATGGAACACCAACTACGTCACATACCCCAGACTCCCAAACATCTACCATAGCTTTCTTAGTTATATCAGCTGAACCACCTTGACAGATAGAGTTTACAGCTACATAAGTAAACGCCCTTTTTATCCCAGGCCCCCACTTTTCTTTAGCTTCGTCATACGACAGAGGTGAAAATTTACCCCATTTTCGTGGCTCCCATTTTTCGTACCGGCGACGTCGCCCGGATAATGTTTTCACGTACCCATTTTTTTGTGCACTTTTAGAAGCTCTATCCATTAAATCCTGCATGAAAGGAACCATGCGCACATACTTTTTCTTCAAGCGCCTTGCTTCAAGCTCTGTTACACCCAGGTCCTTGGCTAATTTGGCAATACCCATGCCATAAATCATTCCAAAGTTAATATTTTTTGCGGGCTTTCTAGCAATACCCATGATATCGGCAACTACCTGGTGGAAGTCTAACTCTGGGTTTTCCGCGTACTGTCGTCTAACCTCGACTGCACTATCACCTTTACCATAGTGACAAGCTATTCTATACTCAACTGATGAATAATCTAGTTTCCACCAATCATGACCTTCATCAGCCATATACAATGAACGCATATCTTTTTCAGATGGGATATTTTGAAGGTTTGGGTTAGATGAACTAAAGCGCCCAGAAACTGTACCATACTCATCCCCACGTAATTGATTGAACATACAGTGTATTCGCCCATCAACAACATAATCCATCACGTAACCTTTAATAAAGGTGTTGACCATTTTAGTTTTATGCTTAAGGTCCTTAATAGTCTGCGCAATTGGGTGATCAACAGTTTTCATAAAGTCAGCTGCGAAACTGGGTTGACCTTTTGGATGAGTTTTGCTAGGTGGTGTTCTACCATATTCTAGCCCCAGGTTATCAAAAACTTTCACCAGGTCAGCATTAGCATCAACGTTAACTTCAAACCCACCAATTTCATTTAACTGGTTTTGATAAGTAATAATGTCCTGACCATATGAATCAATATAAAAATTAGCTTTATCTGTATCTACTTTTACACCGCGTACTCGCATCGCTAGTAGCATTGGTATTAGCCTGGTTTCAATATCAAAAACAGTCCATAGGTCTTCTTCAGTTAATACTTTTTGTTGCTCATCCCATATTCTTAAGGGTAATTCCACGTCACTTATAGCGTATGGTTCAACTATCTCAGGAGGACATCGCCAAATATTACCAGCTTGTTTTCTGCCGGCTTTACCACCAAAATGCATTGCGCAATATTCATATAGCTCTTCATCAGTTTTACCAACACCTAGATATTTATTGGCTAGCTTATCTAAGGAATAACCCGTAAAAGCATTTTCATCAATTAACGGTTCAGCAACCTGAATATCGATTATTCTGCCGTTAACTTTTACACCAGAATGTTGCAGGTAATCTAAGTCATATAGAGCATTAGTAAATACCTTGTCGCAGTCAGTACTGAAATTATCAGCGGCCCAAGCCATAACCTGGTCTTTATCAAGATTATTTCCTTGCGCATGATCGAACGGAAAATACCAAGCAGCATCATCTGTTGCAACAGAAATACCCACCATATACCCACCAGTTCTTATAGAAGGACCCGTAGTAAGTAAGTTTGGGTCTTTTGTTTCGGTGTCTATGCATAGTCTTTTGGCGTTTTTTAAATTAGGTAAGTCTGTCATTTTATCAATTATACGGGGGGTGGGTTAGTGGGATTTTACCCATTATTGCTTGCTCTATATTAACTAGCCGCCTGCCTTCACGACTACTTTCCCAAAAATCTTTTACCTCTTGGTTATAGTGCTTTGCTTCATCATAAATTATTATTGCACAACCCGTATTAGATAACAATTTAGCGCATATTAAGCATGGGGATGTCGTCACGTATGCTGCACTAACTAATCGGGTATCCGAGCACTGTAAAAGTGCATTTTGTTCGGCATGAATCGCATGACAGTGGTCTGCTACTCTACCCGGGCAAGGAGTTTCAAGGCTACAGTGTTTTACCCCACTGGGCACACCATTGTAACCAGTACTCAAAACTTTAAAGTCTTTATCAATAAGAACGCACCCAACCTTTCTATCTGGGCATGTGGCTCGTTGCGAAATGTCATACGCAACTTGCATATACACTTCATGAAAGGTTGGGCGTGTCATAGTGGTCTCCTTCTAAAACTAGGCTCTTATTCGAACTCGTCTTTTTCGTCCGAAGTTGTTTGTGCTGATTCACCTGCGTCATTATCTGCGGAGTAATCAACGTTTGCTTTACCAGAATCAACTAACGCAGCAAATTCTTTAGCCGCTACATAAAGTTCAGCGTCTTCGATACGCTGGGGGGTTCCAGAAATTTGAACGCCTTTCCAGGTGCCTTTATCATTGCTTTCTGTTGCAGTTTCTAAGGTCCAGATATTCGCAAAGCGGGGTGGTGTGAATTTACCATTAGCTCCATCAAATTTGATGTTAGAGCCCATAGTATTCCAGGTTTTTGATTTTTTAATCTGTGTAGATTTAAATGACATTAGCACGGGTTGCGGGCCACTTTCTGTTATGACAAGCATAAAGTGGTTTCGGGTATCAAAAACTTCATTACCGGCTTCGGTAATACCACGACCTGAATCATCTTTAGGCAGTGAATTAAAAGTTTCTAAATCAACTACGCCAACCAAACCACCTTGGTCAGGTTGCCATTCTAAAAATGTACGTTCATAGAAACAATCAACAACTTGGACCGATGAACCAAGAAGCTCACCAGTAGCTGAATTGAAAAACATACCAACCTTAGCATCTTTGTTGTAGGCAGGTTCATCTTCATCTACTATGGGACTTGTTTTCTGCACAATGCGCAGAAATGGCATCACGAAATCATCTTGCCCTAAATTGTCATATCCTTGTGAAGCATCAGCTTCCATATCCATGATGGCAAGTTGTTTGTTTTTATCTTCAGCTAGTTCTTTTTTAGCCATGAGTAATTACCTCGATTAAAGTTAAATTATTAAAGGGGTTGTGGTTATTTAATAACCGTTTTGTGGAAAGGAAAGTAATTAAAAGACTCAGGAACTGCTGTACCCTGCTCAGTTAATTTACGAATTGTAGATTTTAGTGTTGACGCATGTACTGCGCGCTTTTCACTAAATTCTAGATCGTGTTGCAACAGTAATTTTCTGGTGTCATCAATTTCAGATTGTTCATCTTTACCATACACCAAGTTGAAATTACTTTTAATCACAGCACCTAATTGGTGCTGTTCAAGGAATTCAAAACACTGCTTTTCTTGACCCTTTTTAATACTAACAGCAAGGTCTGGTTTAACAGAAATATTAACACCGTTGTCAAGAGTAAATTTCTGGATGTTACCCATTTGAGTAAACACTTCTGGTATTTCAACAGTTGATAGTTGACGTAGCTCGGCGTTTTTTGACTTGAGTTTTTTATCTAATTCAGCAATTTCTTCTTCAAGGTTCCTGTGTCGTGTCACCAGGCTCATTAAATCTGTGACTTTATCAGAAGAGGGTAAATCTACTTCACCTGACGCACCTGCATCGGCCGCCATTAACTCATCAAGCGATTGGGCTTTATCATTCATTTTAAATTCCTCAATTTAAAGTTATTAGGTATTTCAAGATTAGTATTCTACTACAGTAAAATACTAATGTACAAATGTTTTTTACTTAGTTTGTAACCAAGAACAAGATGGGTCTTTTAATATGATGTCGGATAAATCACGTTTCAACTTTAAATTTTCCAATACCTTTAAGTCAATAGTTTCACGCATCACAAGATCAATGTATAGCACTTTGTTTGTCTGCCCGATACGATGAGACCTATCCTCAGATTGTCTGCGAACTTCTAATTCATAGGAGTTCGAGTAATAAACCTGGGTTACTGCTTCCAGGAATGTTAAACCAATACCCACTACCTTTGGGTTAGCTACCATTACATCTATTTGATCATCATTTCTGAATCTATCAAATAACACGCTTCTCTTACTTTTGGGGGTTTCTCCATAAACCAGAATTGCTCTTTTGCCCAACGCTTTTTGAATAGCCTTCATTTCATCAACGAAACGTGCCCAAATTATAACTTTACCCGTACTTGTATAATCATCAATATTATCAGTAACCCATTTTAATTTAGGGTTATCTTTTATAGGTTCATTCTGTTTGGCAAATCCACCAGTAATCCTGCTCAAATGTAGCAGTTGTTCTAGTACAGTACCGGCAGAAACCAGGCCACCCTCAAACATGTAAAGTAATTCATCCCTCATGGCTATGTACATGCGCTTTTGAGTAGCAGACATGTCCAATTCCATTAACTGATACACCTTATCTGGTAAATCTAAACAATCTTGTTTTAGCACTCGATATGATACACCAGAAATAATTTCTGACATTTGATCAAGTCTACGATAACCTACAGGGAATTTTTGTACCACATCCATGCCAGATTTAGTCTTGACAACTTTTTCTTTCATGATTGCGTATGTAGCCCTAAAAGCAATATAGGGCATATCAAAAATACTCGGTGATAAAAACTGAAACTGAGACCAGGCAGCAAGCGGCTTTCTATCAAAAGGTGTACCAGTGGCTATTCTCCTAGCTGTAAACTGAGGACCAAATTTCAACATGCGCTTGGTTACTTTGGCTGTTGGATTTGCTATCCTGGTCGATTCGTCTATTACACAAAGTACCTTGAATGATTTTATTAAATGCTTTATTACTGTATCAGCTTTCGGCCAGATTACTCCTTCAATATTTACAGCAACTATTTTTAGTACGCTAGGGTCATCATTTTGTATGACTTCCATCAAATGCCGCTCCTCCTTCTTTTTCATACTGCTCCTGAAAGTAGCAGAAACATATTTATCATCATCCACAGATAAATGTTTAGGAATCTCTTGTTCTATCCAATTAGCATGTACTTCATTTGGCGCGATTATTAAAAGACAATTTATTAGCCCTTCATGGAATAGGTAAGCGGCATGCCCCAATTCCATGTGACTTTTTCCCGTGCCCTGTTCACACAGGTTAGCCATAAATATTTTTCGTTTGTATTTATCAAAATATTTGGCTTGGTGCTTAAACGGTTTAGTCTTGAACTTCATTATCTACAGTCCCATCTTCTTTTACTTTTTTAAGCTTATAGTCTTTATATGGGTCTTCGTTTGATCTGTGCTTTCGCAAGATCATTTGATAATTAAGATCATGGGTATCACAATATTTTTGCAGGCTCTCTACAAAAATTTCTTCACCAGAAGGGAGAGTAAGTTTCCACCGTGGCTTACCGTGGTCCCAAACTTTAATTTTATTATCGGCCATTTTATTTACCCTAAACTGCTACTGGAGCAGGAATTTTACCCATTGATTCATAGCCACTTAAGCTTATTCTTTCTGGGTAATCAAGTGTTGTTTGTAAGAAAGTATCTAGCGACGTAAAATCAATTGCATCGTCAAATACTAATTGAGTATCAGAAAATAAAACCTTACCAGGGCCATTTTCAAAATTATATATTTGCTTCTCAACTTGTTCATGATGGTTATCATAAATATGGCAATCGCCACCAGTCCATACAAAGGCTCCTGGGGTTTTACCAGTTATACGGGCTAAGATGCATAAGAGCAAAGAGTATAACGTTAAATCAAAGGGTACACCCAAAAACATATCGCATGATCGTTGATGCATCATTAAATCAAGTGTATTTCCCCTTACAAAAGTTTGAAAGGTATAATGACAAGGAGGCAATTTCATATCGGCTAATTGCCCAGGATTCCAAGCAGTAACTAGTTGCCTACGATCATTTGGGTTATCATTTATAGTATTAATTAACTGTTTTAATTGATCTACTGAATATCCCCGCCCTATGCCATCAGTTACTCTGAATCCATGCCTCCACTGATAGCCATATATAGGACCTAAGTTACCGTCAGCGTCTGCCCACTCGTTCCAGTATTTAACACCGTGTTTTAATAGATAATCCGTGTTTGACCCACCATTCATCATCCAAAGCAATTCAACTACGATACCTTTAAAAAATATTTCCTTAGATCGATTTATTTGAAAAGCTGATTCAGAAACATTCAACCTTATTACGTCACCAAATATTTTTGTAGTACCAACCCCAGTTCTATCGTCATTGACTTTATAGCCACCGATTAATATTTTTTTAAATGAATCTACTAACTGGCGATCGATGTTGGTTTGCATAATATTTATCAAGGTTGTTGGTTTTATTTATTAACAGCTCTAAGCAGACCCGACTTAAACGGTCTCTTTATCGGTACTCTTAATTTACTTTTACTACTGGCACAGGTCGTACGCGCCCTATCAGTCATACTAAGTAAATGATAGCGTTTCGCTTGGCTGTCATAACTCTACTTTTCTATAAACTATTCAGTAACCAGCCCTGAGAGCTTCACCCATTGCAGGCTTTCTTCTGCGTTAACTTGCTCGTTCTGTTACCACCCAATCCTAAGACATTTCTGCCCCAACCAGGAATTAAGTACCATACCCTATTAACAAGTAACCGTTTAATCACGCTAATCTTGAAGCCGATTCTGCTCTGGCCTCAGGGCTCGTAACTCAATAGTTTATTACGTTAGTACCACAGGTTTGCTGCTACCGGTATCGCACAACCTAACTATGATAACTACGAATGGAATATTTTTGTGCGCAGGTATTACCATCATTCTTACCCACGAGAAGAATACTACTGTAAAAATAAGTTTATGTAAACTGTTTATTATTTTTTATTTTACGTGTAGAATGATATTCCCTTATAACTTAAATAACGTACTTATTATGGATGTCTCACAACTTATAAAGCTCAACTACGATCGATTGGGTATTGCATATGATGGTAAACCCAGGTTACTAACTGGTGAAGAAAAAGACTTTAGGGTTGCCTGTTTAAAAGAAGAGCTACAAGAGTTTATAGACGCTGACAATTTAGAAGACCAATATGACGCGCTATTAGATTTAGCTGTATTCACACTTGGTACAATAGTTCAACAAGGGTTGCCATTTAATCCTGGTTTTTTAGAAGTAATGCGGGCAAACTACCAAAAACAAGTTGGACAAAACTTTAATAAAGAACGTGGAAGCTGGTCGGCTGACTTAGTTAAGCCAGACGGTTGGAAGGCTCCAGACCTAAAAAATATTATTGATCTGGCAAATACACTAGTTGATAATGACTATGACGTTTTTGCACCAACTAATGCTTTTATAGATCGGTCGCCAAAAGTTTTGGTATTAGGTCATGGGCGTCATGGTAAGGATACATTTGCCAATATGCTTTTTGAATCATTAGAGCCCACTAGCTACATGGCTGCTAAATTAATAATGTTCAAATGGTATGAAAGATTTTTCCCTGAAAAGTATTCAACTGTAACTGAGTGTTATGAAGACAGACACAACCACCGAGAAACTTGGCATGAGCAAATAAAAGCTTTTAACAGGTCGTTTGGTTGGAATGCCTTTGCTCTCGAAGTTTTACAAAAACAGGATTGCTATGTTGGTATGCGTGCAGATCAAGAATACCAGGCTTGTAAAACTACTAATACATTTGACATTGTGTTTTGGGTTGATCGTTTTGAACATGAAGATGCCGAGCCGGTAACTTCAATGACTATTGACTTTGAACCAGACACCATGGTCTTTATTGATAATAACCAGGATTTAGCTAATTTAAAAATGCAAGCGGATTATTACAGAATAATGCTTGACTCTGTTTTTACAAAGCGTAAAAATTAAAGTAAAAAAAGATTTTACTTTTACTGGAAAGTAGGTATAATACTTTTATTGAAACAAAACTTACTCATTCTACCGGAGCGTATCAATGAAGACTTACACACGAGTTCACTATAAAAAATCTAATGGCTTCGAATCTTGGATGCCTGTTTATAACGACGGTACAACTTGTTATATGACAGACAAAATGAACAAAGCCACAGGTGAAAATAAACCAATAATTAATCAAGGAAAAGTTGAAAGGTTTAGAGAAACTTGTAAACTTTTAGGTTGGACTATTCTTAAAGAAGAACAAACTAATAGTGGTGAGTTAGGTCCTTCTGCTGTAGCTGCTGGTGCCATTTAAAAATTAACTAACATTCTATTCGGAGAATATCAATGTCAAGATTTACTTTCGAAGACTTCGTTGCAAGTCTAACCTCAAAAATGAAATCTGAAATGCAGCCTGATGCAGATGCTGGTCATATTTCACAAGAACGAGTTGATGAGGCAGATTTTTTTGAATTAACATCAATGGATATGGACCCTTGTGAACTCCACGATTTAATGGAAAAAGCATTTAAAGCTGGTCAAAATTCATTATGACAGAGTTTATGAAAAAACCTTGTAAGCATTGCCCATATTTAAGAACAGTAAAACCTTTTTTAACACCCGAAAGAGGTGAAGAGTTAGCTTACATTACACAAAACCCATATAACACTTTTGATTGCCACAAAACACTAGATTACAATGATGAAGAAATTGATGAACCTAGTAGGGTACAAAATACAAAAGTATGTGCGGGATTTTTGAGTCTGCAGCATTTTGAAAACGGTGAAACTTTTTATGATGATGAAGGCTTTATACCAGACGGCAATGTGTATTCAGAAGTTTATGAAATGATAGACGCCTACGAGGAAACTAACAATTGAAAACTAAAATAAAAGACCTAGCTATTGGTGCAAGATTCAAGCTACTTGATTGTGAAGAGTCTGATGACGGTACGCAAAGTAACTGGGATGGAATTTCATTATTCGATAAAACCTGGGTGTTATTAAAAAAATATCCAAAAGGGCGCTTTGAAGATGGCTGTGGTTTGATAGAACAATGGACCGGTCCTAAAACAGATAGGTTTAACTCACGCTGCATTATTGTTCATGACCCTACTAATTTACCAGATTATGAAGTTTGGTGTGTAGATTATGAATCTGGTAGTAATGGGCAATCAAAAAAGAAAAGCTTTGAGGAAGCAACTGTAAATATGGTTGTGGGCTTTACTTTGAGCTTTATTGCATCCTTTTTGATATTCCCACTATTCGGATATAAACCAACTTTATTCAATAACTTCTTTATAACTGTTTTCTTTACCCTAGTAACATTATTAAGAACCTACTTAATCAGACGCTTTTACAATGAGAGAAATTAACCATGAAAACATATAAAATTACTATGTATATACAGGATGAAAATGAAAACCCAGAAGCACTTGTTCATGATCTAGAAGATATTGACGCAGCTGATGGTGTTGAAGTTTTATCAAGTAAATATGATGAAGTGGACGAGGAGAATAACTAATGAAAATATTTGGAAACCCAGGAACACTTGACCCCCGCGCTTTTACTACTTTTGGTATATCAGCTAAAGTAAACGATAATCCTATAGGGCAGTTTGGTACTGGTTTAAAGTACGCAATTGCAGTTATGGTTCGTGAAGACTTAAGCTTACATATAGAAACAAATGGCAAAAAATATGTGTTTGATTCTGCATCAACTGAATTTAGAAACAAAGACTTTCAATTAGTACAATGTAATATATTTGATTTAGAAAGTGGAAATTTTGACAGGTGTATTGAACTACCTTTTACTACTGAGTTTGGTAAAAATTGGCAGCTGTGGCAAGTTTATCGTGAGCTAGCTTCTAATTGCTTGGATGAAAACGGAACTATCGGTGAACCCGGTGAGACCACAGTATATGCTAATATACCGGTTGAACATTCTGAAGTTTTTTTGGTGGGTAAAAACAAAGTATATGAGTCAGAGTTAATCGAAATATTTGATAACCCAAATAGCCAGTATATCTATTACCAGGGCATAAGAGTCTTAAAAATGGATTTACCAGGTCGTTATACATATAACCTTAAAAAAGCCACTCTAACAGAAGACAGAACTTTGTTTGGTACGGCTGTTTATCATAAAGCTATTTGTAATTGGGTTGCTACGTCTACTGATGAAATATTAATTCGTCAGATATGTGGAATTTGTCCCGATACTACTTTTGAAAGTAAACTAGACTTTGATTACTTTGATGCTGCATCTGTTTCAAATGAATTTCTACAATACTTTAAGAAAAATGCTTTATGCACAGATGGAACAAATCAGTCTGCCTATCGCTTAGCTAAAAAACAACAAAAAGAAATAGATGGAATTTTAAGAAAAGAACCATCTTTAAAAGAGCAAAAAACAATTGATGAAGCTATAGAATTTTTATTTGATATTGGTTATGACGTATTAGATAAATATAGCGTATCAATAGCTAGTAATTTGGGGGATAACATTCTTGCATACGCAGACGATGAAAACCAAACTATGTGGCTTACTTCTAAGCTACTAACTGATACCCCTAGACAAATTGCCGCTGGTATATTTGAAGAGTACATACACCTTGAGCACAATGTATATGACTGTACTAGGCAGATGCAAAATGTCTTGTTTGATGAAATAATGAAGCAAGGTGCAGAACGAATTGGGGTAACAATATAATGGGTGACATGGGAGAAGGTTGGGCAGAAATGAAAGAAGCTGCTAAGGCTAAAAAAGCTCGTAATCGTGCCTGGTCTACTAAATATTTAACTGACCAGGGTTTTGAATTTGAAACCAGGAACAATGGAGCACATTTAATAGTTGTTTTGTATTCACCAATTACTGGTAAGAATGAACCAGCTGCAGATTTTTGGCCTGGTACAGGTAAATACAAAATTAGAAGTGCTAAACAAACACCTTATAAAAGGGGTGTTAGAAACCTGATTGCTGACTTAGAGAGGTGTTAATATGTTGCAAGATACAGAATTTATTACTCGCTGTTGCTTATTATTTAGACAAACATATTTTTTTGGAGCAACAGCATTAGTTCAAAATCCAGATGGTACAAAAATATGGCGCAATAGAAAAATTGATAGAAATCCTTTTACCATTGAAGCGCCTTTTGAAAAGTTTACTACTCTTGTATCATTTGAAAATTCAACTATAGGTATTGATAAAAAAGATGACTATTAAAACTGTATTAAAAAGTTGTGATAACAGCCACTCAGTAATTGAGGCAGTGTTACAAGCTGAAACAGCCAAAGCAGTATTGATTCATACTTGTGATGAGGATGATTGCTGGTTACCTAAATCACAGATTGAAATAGTTGATAGCTGGCCTATCAACGAAACACCACAACAGGGTCTTGGTAAAGTAATAGTAGTTCATATACCAAACTGGCTTGTAAACAACAACGCAATAGTATAGGAGTATCATGGCAATTAAGTATAAAAAAGCAGTCTCTGTTGAGCCAAATAGCCCGTATAACCACCCACAAGCAGTTGAGTGTAAAGCTCTTCTAAATGGTGTCGAGTTAGAGGCTTGTGTAACAGCCAATGAGTCAGAAGGTTGGGCGGATGTTTACAGTACTGATGAATATGGCGAGTATATCATTGATAAAGAAAATGAATGCCTGGTTACAGAGCGTGTTACAGGATTTGTTAGCATCATACTACCTGAAAATTGGATTGGGTGGCGGCATTGAAACGTAAACCATACGTGTGTGCTTACGCCTACACTGGTCGCCGCTATCAAATACTTAAACGAATATTTGATAATTGTCTCATAGACAAAGATGGCTGTTATATTTGGCAAGGTGCACACTCTGGTAGCAACCGGCCAACAGGTGGTGGCTACGGTCGAATATCAATAAATGGTTTTACCTCAGCTGTACATAGAGTTGTTTATATAACTGTGTTTGGGTATTTACCTGCAAAGCGCCAAGTTGATCATCTATGTAAAAAGCGATTATGCTGTAACCCTAATTGCCTAGAAGACGTAACTCATAAACAAAACTGCAAGAGGAGAGATGAAAGCAATAAAGACTAAAACGCTTGTAGGACCGACTAAGGTTCATGCTGATATGGCAACTCAAAAATGGGTTGATGAAGGCTGGGTAGTAGTTGGTGCCCCACACTTTACTACTGATCTTGATAATAATGAAACATGGTACCAAAAAATAGTTATACCAAAAACGTATGAATGTGGTTTTAGATCAGATCAATTAGAACCATGTGAAACCTGTCCTAGAAAAATTACTGCTGTACATTCATGTGGTATTTTACAGGACTCACTAGAGGAACAAAATGAAACCGATTAAATTTGAAGGCAGTAACATAGTTTTTGCCGAGGACCAAGATGAATACATAAGTTTGCCGGCACATACAGACGGCAACAAAGTGACCTTTTGTATGGAACTTACAGACGAAGAAATACAAAAGATACAGCGCTCAAAAGTTATATGGCATACAGTGCTAACATTTGGTCATGCGCTACAACCACAATTGATGGAAGCTTGGAAACCAGGTCATATTCTACACGCCAATTCCAATGCTGAATTACCCAAACAAGCCCAAGTTATTGACAGGGTAAGAGTAGATAGTGACGGGAATGTATATTTAGATAATATGCCGTTAGGCGCTTTTACTACATCCGGTGAGCCTGGGTTTTGCCCAGGAGATGATTTTAGTTCTAAAAACTATGGTATTGACGTATTACAAGATATTGCTGTACTTGCGTACAACTTTTACTACCCATCTAACCAGGAACTGGTCATAGATGAAACAGGGGTTGTAACTCTTAGTGGTAATGCAATTGGACAATGGGTAATAGAGGAAGGCAAAGCGCTCTTTTACTTAAAAGACCCAGATAATTTTCAATTGACGCCAAAACAATTTTTTGCCAATGTTAGATTAGGCGAAGAATTTGAACAGAATCAGCTAAAAACTGACAAACCGAAGTTACACTAATTAGAGTAACTTTAATTAACATCAACCTAGTTTGTGTATCATATTGTTGAAAATATGATACACAAATGCCCCTTAAAAACTTAGTGAGAATAACCATGAAATTATCAAACGAAAAACGAGATCGATTAATTCAATATGCAATGAACAATGTAGACAAAAAAGACATTGTTAAAAAGTAATCTCGATTAGCCGCGTTAAAACAGGATATAGAACAACCCCTTCGTGATGCTGTTTTAGCCCGGTACCCACAATCCGAAATGGACGTACTAAAAAAATATAATGAGCGATTCGGCAAAAAGAATTGTAAGTTCATTTACCAGCCAAAAAAGAATGAAAAAGTAGCCGGTGCTGACTTGGTAACATTTAATTTTGATGAGAATGTATACGTGCCGGATAATTGGAATTTTAGAGATAAATCTATACAAATCCCAATGGCGCTATATAAGAAAGTTTCATCTTATAGAAAATTAACTGAAGAAATACAAGAAGACTTAAAAATGCTTCGTGCTGATTTTAGAACTCTAGTATATGGCTGTAATACTTTTAACCAAGTTGCAGAGCTGTGGCCGCCTTTTGAAAACGTAAGAAATGATTTTACTGGCACGGCAGTATCTGTCTTAAGTAAAGATGTAGTTGCACGGGTTAAAGGGTATAAAGTGGTTAGTAAAAATGATATTTCGTAAGAAAAAAGCTGCTGAGAATCTTCGTGAGCTGATACGTGACCATGTTAAGAGTACTTATCCCTTAATTGATGTGATAGGCAAACGGGGCGTATATAACAATACTTGTTTTTTTAATGCTGTTCAATGGGTGTATGATCATCCTCGACACAAGGACTCAGCAACACACTGGGAGGTTGTTGAGGTAATTTACATTCATAATGGTTACCCAATACTGCACTATATAAACAAGCTTGGTGATGAATACTTTGATACCACTGTTGGTTTTGTATCTGGTCATTACGACTATTATCTAATTCGTACCATAAACCCCAGGCAATATTTTGGTATTGAGGAGGAATTCACCACGGCTCGTGCTCACTGGACACATCTATATATGGACTGGTGGGATATCAATGTACATAAATTTGGGTGGCAAGTATGAAAAACCTAAAAAATTTAATATGAGGAAAAACTAATGAGTTTATACAATATGATGAATGGTGTCACACCAGCTGTGCTTTTATTTTTACCAATGCTTGATAACCACCCAGACAAATACCCAAGGTTCAGAGATTGTTTTCTATCTGACCCAGAAAAACCAGAGTATAACAATCACATTATTGTGTACACCCGTACTGGTGGTGGTAATCGTGAAACATACAGTAATGAATATGGCTACAAGCGTTGTTGGGATATTTCAGATGAAGAATATACGAAACCAGAGTACATGTTCAATGATGAATTAAAACAATTACCCGGTTTCGTGTCTGATTATGACGACGACTTTGATAGTACTTTTGCTAATTGGGTTTTTAACGTACCAGAACAATGGCAAGATGACTATGAAAAATTAACTAAAGGCAAGGCTAACCAGGTTAGTAAGCAATACATCAAACAAATTAAAAAAGTATTTCCCAAACTTGCTGATAAAATAGATGAGATATTTAATGAGCTCACAACTAGTTGAATGCACGCAGTGCCATAATTTAATTGAAATAAACATAACAGCTATGGAAATGACATTCTATGAAACAGATAGAATTTTGCCAGACACAATCAGTGATGAGGATAGAGATATGCTTGTTAGTGAAGTGTGCTCGGGCTGTTGGGATGTACTTAACTCGTAATTCAGAATAATATGACAGACCTTGTGCCGGAGATTTCGCTACCTTCCTAACAAGCAAAGAAAAAGGGCTAACCGGTTAAGTAAGCCCTTTTTCACACCCTAATAACTTAATAGACACCATTTAACGTGAGGAACGTGACAAATGATAAAAACAATTCTAAGACCTATTTGCTGCTTTGTAAACCCTTTAATTGCAAGGGGTGGAGTCAATGGTTAAGCAAGTCGCGCAGTTCGATAACCAAAAGGTCAAGCAAGAAGCACATTTTTACACATCCCTAGGCTGGCATCCAACTCCAGGTAAGCCACAGAGTAAGGTACCTCTACACGGTAAGGGGTGGAATGAAGTAAAACACACCGGTTACGATGAAATAATAGAACAGTTCAACAAGCTGGACGACAAAGAAATGCCCTATAACCTGGGGTTGTTAGTTGGTAAGGAGCTTGTTGACATTGATTTAGACTCAGAAAACTCCAGGAAACTGGCGCCTTTCATTCTACCGAATACTATCAAACTAAAGAAGGGCAACAGTGTAACACATTACCTGTACCACCTTGATGAAGGTTTAGAGCCATTACAAACCAGGCAGTTCCCAGTTCCTACTGAGGATATGTCTAAGAAGGAGATGATGTGTGAGTTACGTGGGGTTGATAGCCGTGGTAATTACCAATACACATTAGCATCCGGCTCAATTCACCCGTCTGGCTTAAAAATAGAACGAATCGGTGATACCCCATATACTATTAAATCCCATGAAGAGATATTTAATCTGGTTCGATTACTAGCATTTTCAGATGCTATGGTCAGACACTGGGGACGAGGTACGAGAAGTAATTTAGCCCTTGGGGTTGTTGGGTTCTTATTAAAGAACGGGTACCATGAAGATTTAATTGAGGGAGCATTAGCCGGTATCTGTGAGGTTGCCGGTGGTGACCCAAAAAACGCAGAGCTACATAATACAGTACGTAAGTTTGAAAATGGTCAGCCGGTTGCCGGTGAGAAAATACTTAAAGAAAACCTACCCTCATACGCATTTGATAAGATAAAGTCGTGGTTTAGTACCAATCTTTTGGGGCTAGCTGATTTTGATTTAGGGGATATTAATAGCTTGGAGCTCGAGAAGCGTTGGCCTTATCTAGTCTACCTAGCTAATCAAAGTTGCTTCACGTGCGATGGTAGGACCATGCTTAAACGAGTTGACGTAAACGATTTATTTGCCCGTCAGCTTGACGTAAAGTCTCGGAACACCTTAATGGCTATGTCTCATAAATTAAATGGTCTGGACTATATTCCGGGACAATCGTTGATAGTTAATGATGGACCTAACACGTATTGGAATGCATGGCTACCGACGGATTTAAAACCTATTGAGGGTGATGTTGAATTATTTCTAAAGCATGTTGGTTTTATTTGTGATAAAGAACCAGAATCAGTCGATGCTCTATTAAGCTTCATGGCTCATGCAGTACAGAGACCAGAAGAAAAGGTCAGGTGGATGCCTCTATTAATCGGAGGCCAAGGCACGGGTAAAACAACACTGGGTGATATTTTGGGTCACTTAGTTGGTATGAGTAACTTTGGTTCGATACCCGCTGCAGATATGCTAGGTAACTTTAATACGCCATTGAAGAATAAACTAGTCATAGTTGTTGAAGAAATGCGTATTAGCAAATCAACCCAAACTACCGCCTTGGCGACGGCGTTAAAAGAAAAGATCACAAACGACATTATGTTGATCAAGGAGAAAAATGTCCCAGAGTACTACATCAATAATCGGCTGCGTTTTATCGGAACGTCTAACCACCAATCGCCAATCGAAATTGAACCAGGCGACCGGCGTTATTACATTATCAAGAGCAAAACCACAGGTAGAACCATTAATCAGTCTGAGCAAATCAGCTCAGCAAAATTTTTTAAGAAATACCGTGACTGGCTGCACAACCAAAGTGGGTTAGAAAACATACTGCATTTTTTACTCAATTACGACCTATCAAAGTTTACACCAGATTCCGCGCCATTAATGAGTGTAGTCCAGGCGGCTAAAAAACATGAAATAGCTTACGAAACAACGGTACCTCATTTTTTCCATGAGGTCCAAGAATGGTGTGATGAAGCTGACAATGACCTGGTTGCTTTCCGTGATTTTAAAGAGGGCTTTGATGATAAATTTCCAAATGCCCGTCTTTCTGATAAGATGTTTAATCACTTAGTAGAAATGAATGGTGGTCTCAAAGTACGAAAGATGGTCTCACACCAAGGTAAGAAGGTCAGAGTAAATGGCTTTGTAATTCGAAACTTTGAAAAGTATGACCAACACACCACACTAGATTTAGCTAAGTTAATATTAACGGAAGGTGAAGAAGAATTTAGTTAGAGGTAAATTATGAAAGCAGTATTGTTTTTATTGATATTATCGGGATGTGCTACTCAAACGCAGCCTAAACCAGAATTAAAGATGCATGATGAAGGTGATCGCGTGTGCGTTCTTGTTAACCCAGACCTTATATACTGTCAGACTAAAACAGTAGAAAAGCGGTTTTGGATATAATGGGCAAGAGTAACCGAAAGCAATGTCATAAAGTAGGGTACAAGACTAAGAAAGAAGCCAGGGATGCGCTAAATGAATTTGGTAGAGCTCGCGGCGCCAAACGCTATTATAAGTGCCCTCATCACGGGGGCCAAGAACTATGGCACTTAACCAGTGAGTCACGAAAAAAGAAGTAAAAAAAGTTTTTACTTTAGCTGAGAAAAGTGTATAATAAGTTCTTACTAACAATCATTCTACCGGAGTGTATCAATGAGATGTACTAAATTTCTTTGTGTTTTATTAAATATATTAGTTTTTAATGCTATCTTTGAAGTTGCTATTGCTCATGATGCAGAAGTAATAATAACTACTGGCGAATGTATACAAATAGAACGTAATGGCAAAGTTTTTGAGGCTTGTGAAGATATTTACACTTTACTACATAAAGATGACGAGCATGAATCAATCAGTAATTTTGAGTTAGCTACATTAATAACTGCAATTACATTGATTCTAAGTGATAATGATTCTAAGTGATAATGATTCTACCGGAGTGTATCAATGAGTGATCTTAAGCATCAGAGTATTGAGCAATTGAGGGTTTCTAAGGCTAAATGCTTGGAAAAAATAGGCAACCTAAAAAGTAATCTAAATGGTCAGCAAGAACGGCTAAAGTGGATAAATAAATATTTATTTGAGAAAGCTGCTCAAGAAATGACTTTAGCTGAAATAGAACAAAAACTAGGCCACAAAGTTATATTTAAATGAAACTAGTCAATAAATTAAAAATTAATGAGCTGTTGAAAAATTTTGGGTGCATAGATGGTGCTCATCATAAACAGTGGGTTATTGATCAAATAGCAAGACTTATGTATGAAGAAAACTATGACCTGTTCATAGAAGAATACTGTAATGGTGAAGATGGACCTGAAACTTATGAATGGGATGAGGGTATTGCTCCATGAGTTATGCTTTCATACATTTATTAGCAAAAATTTCTGCTATCATATTAATGCCAATACTTATCAAAATTTTTGGTATTATCGGTTTTTGTTGTGACTGGAAATATCGAAACCCAGCAGACAGAACCTGTAAAAGATGCGGCAGGCACCAAAATCAATTTGAATACTGGGGGGATTCAACATGTACAAAATGGGAAGATATGGGTAGAGAAACTAAAAATTGTAATATTTTTTATAAGACACCATGAGCATATTCTGTTTTTGTGCAAGTGTCATGGCCGTCGGATTTGCGCTAGTCATGATTGATGAATTTTTAATTAAGCCTCGTGAGGAGAAATAAAGTGGGATGTGATATACACACTCGTGTTGAAGTAAATAGAAACATCAATGGTAAAAAGTCGTGGGTTTGTGGAGACCTTTATAAAAAGAATATCTACTATAAGGGTTACCCCCAAAACCATGAAGAATATGATGGTGATGAGTTTGAAGTTTCAGAGGTTTTTGGAGATAGAAATTACACAGCCTTTACTCATTTAGCTGGTGTTCGCGACTATACTGGAAAATTTGAGCCTATACAAAGAGGCAGAGGTTTACCAGAAGATGCTACGGATGATGTTAAAGCTAAATATGATTATTGGGGCTGCGATGCTCATAGCGCTGGTTGGGTAACATTAGCTGAAATTATTCAATTCAGAAAAAATCTAAAACCCACAGCTTACTCTGGATTAGTGACGGACGCTGGATTAAAACAAATAGAAGAACAAGGATACCCAAATTCATGGTGTCAAGGTAGTTCTTCGCCTATGAATTATGCTGAATGGGAAATGCTTGAAGACCCATTAAAAGAATTAGAACAGGAATTACGTAATAGGCTAAATAACTTAAGAATGGCCTATAGTGAAGAGCAACAAAATAATCAAAGTGAAAATATTAGGTTGATTTTTTGGTTTGATAATTAAGAACAACGTCCCCCCAGGGTTGTTTTAAGGGTCCTTACCTTCGGGTTTGGGCCCTCTTTTTTGTTTGTGTTATAATAAGCTACCAAGTAACTAACTACTATTAAGCAATGTCTGATATACAAAAATCAATTGATACTTATATACTTATTAATGGCTACTTTCTCATACACTGTTTATGGGAGTATCTGAAATTTAACGACCATAACATAACTAAAAAAGCGCTTAGTCAATTATTAATTGATCGGGGTTATGAAAAAATAAGCCACAATGTCAGTATTTTAGGTAAAAAAATAAGAGTTACGGGATTTATCGTAAGACCTAATAGCTACTTATCTTTTGATAAAAAACAAAAAAGCATGCTGCTTTTGGGATTAAACCCAGGTGAGTCAGTAAATAAAAATAAACCAATAGCTACAATGGTTGCATCTAAAAATATTGGTAAAATCGCTTAAAAATTAATCAGTATCTACTTAAAACTGGTCCTGGTTGCATGTTTCATCAACCAAGGGGTTACCAACCAAGCCTTTGATAGATAAAGGTTTTTCCATAGATGGTAGCCGGTTTCTACTTCTTTTTATGAAGTCACAATATCGTGTATTTTTTCATGAATTATGGTGCCTGGTTTTATAGGGCATATATTATATTTTTATTATTTTTAATTTAAGAAAAGTAAGTAGAAACCGGCTACCATTGGCCCTAAAGGTAGCAACTACAAGGCTTTTAGTGGTAGCCCCTTTCAGTACCCCCTTTGGAAATGGTAACAAATTTGACCAGGAAGTAGCTACTATAGGTCTTTTGTGAATTCTATGGCGTCTTTTTTATCCAGGATATGATTTAACCGTCGCGCTGACATAGATATTTTCTGTTTACCTTTACTTATCAAAGTAGAGTATCTGCCGTCTATATCATTGTTGCTAGCACCCGCTAAAGATAACCCAGGGTTTTCAGAACAGATATGATCTATGGTTTGAGATAGTACTTTTTTATTAATACAAAATACTTCTACTTTTGGCTTGGCATTACCGACTATATCAGTCTGCCTAATTTCTAAAATGAACATTGTAATTTCCTAATAAGTAAAAACTTATTTTATCATATTTTCTGGCAAGTAAAAACTTATTTTACCAATACATTTATTTACTAAGTTTGTAATCCGGTGTATTTTACTCTCTTGCTGGCGATGGGCGGCAGTCAACAAAATTAACCCAGGAAAAATATGAGTTCAGATGAGTTTGAAGATGAAGATTACGTTGAACCACAAAAGCGGTCTGAGTCATTTTATAAAGTAATACCGAGTCCATTAGAAAGGATAAAAGACGAGAAAACTAAGGGTAGACCACGGGCATTTGCTACGCCTGAAGATTTATGGAATAAAGCAGTAGAATATTTTGAATGGGTAGATAGTAACCCAGATTATCGACAAGACTTTAGAGGTAAGGATGCCCGAGAAGTTCATTTCAGGTTGAAGAGTCCGTACACATTAAACGGTTTTGCTCTATTTGCCGGGATAGCTCTTTCATACTTAAGAACACTCAAATCAATACATAAACCAGGCTCAAAAGATTACGACGAGTGGAAGGATTTTTTGACAGTCATTGCGTGCATAGAGGAAGTTTGTTATCAGCAAAAGTTCCAGGGAGCCTCAAATGGGTTGTTTAATCCTAATATTATCGCTCGCGATTTAGGTCTGTTTGACGAGGCGTCAAGTGATAAAGGCCAGGAGCTCGTTGCAGCGTTTATGAGATTAGCAGAACCTGGAGCATTACCAGATTAGTCATATGAGTTTAATAAAAACCTTTGAGCAAACTGAAATAAAGAATGCAATAGAGTTGCAGCGTGATCGCTGGTATGACTTGATTCCTTTGCAGGTACAGATGGACCTGATGGCAGCGGTTCCTAATGGTGTTTTGTATCCCGTTGTACCGGCCGGCCGTCGATCTGGCAAGACAGAGAGATTCAAGCGCTTCCTTTGTAAGTTTGCTATGAAGACTATAAACGGTAAGTTTTTTGCAGCAGCTCCGACACACAACCAGGCCAAGAAAATATTTTGGGATGATTTAAAAGCTATGACCTTTAGTGTCATCCATCCTAAGAAACCGTCCGAGAGTGAATTAATAATCTACTTACCAAATGGTTCTGAGATTCATGTCATAGGCTTAGATAAACCAGAAAGGATTGAGGGTATTGCTTGGACCGGTGGTGGTATCGATGAGATAGCAAATATAAAAGCAACTGCGTGGCAAGAAAATATTTATCCTGCGTTAAATACATTTAACCCAACTATGCCGGATTACAGACCTTGGTGCTGGTTACTTGGTGTTCCTGAAGGGCTAAATCATTATTATGAAATGGCTCAGTATGCAGAGAATTCAGGTGACCCACTTTGGGGGTTGTTTCATTGGAAGAGTTCAGAGATTTTACCACCAGAGCAGATTGAAGCACTCAAGCGGTCTATGTCAGCTCTACAGTTTAGGCAGGAATTTGAAGCCAGTTTTGAAACTGCATCAGGTAGGATTTATCAGGACTACAATAAGTTCAATACCAGTATAGAAGAGATATATCCGCATGAGCAATTGAGTTGGTGTCATGATTTTAACTACACGCCTATGAGTTCAGCAATCGGGGTTGTTCGAGATGATGATGTATACTACCTAGATGAAATCGTGTTAACATCAGCAATTACTCGAGAGTCTGCGCTAGAATTTGTTGACCGGTATAAAGATCATCAGAATAGAAAGTTATTAATTTATGGTGACCCAGCTGGTAGAGCTGGTGAAAAGCATGGGCATGAGTCAGACTATACCGAGATGGAAGATGTACTCCGTCAAAATGGGTGGTCTTTTGATAGAAGGGTTAAAAAGCAGCATCCCGCAATTAAAGATAGGCAGAATGCTGTTAGAAGAAAAATATGTACAGCAGCGGGTAAGCGGTCTCTATTTGTTAACCCAAAGCTCTGTCCATATGTGCATAAAGGTTTATCAACTGTTCAACTTAAAGATAACTCTACGTTTTTAGAAATAGAGAGTGAGTATCAACACATAACAACAGCTGTTGGCTATCACATAGATTATGAGTGGCCAATGGAAGACGATTATACAAGTATCATTTAGAGACTACTATGGCTATAGACACCCCTTCAAATTCACACATTCACCAAGAACAAAAGCGCCAGTTACCACGAGCCTTGTATGGTGGTACAGAATCCATGCGTAATGCCAGGGAAACTTATTTGCCAAAGGAACCTGGTGAATTATCTGGTATGTATGAGGGCAGACTAAAGCGGTCTTTTCTTAAGAACTATATTAAATCAGCAATCCAGGGGACACGAGCCAAGATATTTGCTGCACCCATTGAAGTCAACGATTACCCCAATGAAGAAATAATTGATGACGTTGATATGCAGGGTACTGACTTAACGTCTTTTGCATCGGACCTCTATACAGAAGGTTGTAAGGATGGTATGAGTTTAATCTTGGTTGATTCGCCTACACTTGAAGATGGTGCTTCCCAAGCTGATGTGATTGATAACAATGTTCGTCCCTTCTTTACTGTGATTAAAGCTTCCCAAGTATTGGGAGTAAAAATAGTTATGGTAAAGAATGTACCGACACTATCTGATATTAGAATTAAGGAAAGCCATACAGAAGTCAGTGAGGATTATGAAGAAACTGTGTATGACCAGATTAGGCATATGCAACTGGTTGTGCTTGGTGAAGAGGGTGAAGAATACTTAGCTGTAATGGCTACTATTTACCGTAAACTAACAGACGATGATGAATGGCAGATTGTAACTTCTGTAGCGCTGGATGTACCAAGGATACCGGTCGCTGTTTACTACACCAATCAAACTGGCCCGTATGAAGCTGAACCATTCTTTGAAGATTTAGCCTGGTTGAACTTACAACACTGGCAATCGTCTTCTGATCAAAACAACATCCTGCATTTTGTCCGTGTACCCAGGTTTTATGGGTTTGGATTCAAACAGGAAGAGGTTGAGAAACTTGAAAAACACGGTATTGCTTCTTTCGTATACTCTACCAAGGCGCCTACTGATGTTAAAGCCGGGTGGATTGAAGCTAAGGGCGATTCAATTAAACAAGGCCAAGACAGTATTGATAAATTGGAAGAAAGCTTAGAAGCCGCGTCACTTGAGCCTTTGGTTAGTAAAGCTACGGCAGATATTACTGCTACTAAAACTAAGACTGATGCTGCTAAGGCTAATTCAATGATTCAGTTTTGGGCCAGAAGTCTTGGTGCAGCGATTGATGATGCTTTGAATCTTGCTGATATGTTTCTTGGCCGAGAAGAGTCTAATCATTCTGTCAAAGTAAATGATGATTTTAATCTGGTCGATGATGGTGACAAGAAAGCTAAAGAGATTCGTGAATGGCGTGGTGCTAGATTGATCAGTCATGAGACAGCATTGAATGCAGGCAAGGGGCTATCTGACTTCTTGCCTAAAGACCTTGATGTTATAGCTGAGATTGAAAAAGTACAAAACGAGATGCCTGTTGAATAATGCCTAGCGTAAATGAATTTTTACAGAATGAGCGTGTTGACCGGCTTGCCACCTTAGAAGACTACAAGGAGGAAGTTATACGTGAGCTAGTTCCTATCCTGCAATCCATGGCTGATGATATACGTCAGACACTTAATGCTCGACACTTAACTTCTCATCAAGAACGTAGGATTGTTGCTACACTAAGAGAAATAAATCGGCAACTCGCAGCTGGGTATAAGCAGCTGGGTCGAGAACTTGGTACTGAATTGCGGGAGTTAATTAAGGCCGAGATTGGTTATTCAGCAACTTTGTTGAATGAATCTGTGGGTGTTGCTTTTGCTAATCGACCTACTATTAATCAAATTTATGCAGCTGCTAAAGCTCAACCATTTAATGGCAAGCTACTCAGTAAGTATTACGAGGATATTCCGCGTTCTGTAGCTGATAGAATCGAAGCGCAGATAAGAATAGGCTACGGTGTCGGAGAAACGGCACAGCAAATACAAACCAGGGTACGCCCAATTTTGACGTCTGATATGGTCAATTGGACCAAGACATTAACCCGTGATGCTGTAACCCATTTTCAAATAGCAGCCAATCAAGGCGTTTACCAGCAGAATGCTAATGTTTTAAAAGGTGTCCAGTGGACGTCGACATTAGATACTAAGACCAGTGAAATATGCAGTAGGAATGATACCAAAATATTCCCGACTGAGGAGATGGGTAGAATACCAGCGCATCATAATTGCAGGTCTGATTGGACACCAGTACTAAAAAGCTGGAAAGCTGTTGATATTAGAGTGCCTGAACAACGGCGAAACAGTATGGATGGTTTGGTACCAGATGATTTATCCTATGGGCCTTGGTTACGCAATCAAAGTGTTGCTAGACAAGAAGAACGCTTAGGTAAGTCGGCAGCTCGCCTTTTTAGAGAAGGTGAACTACCAATTGAAAAGTTTTCTACCAGGCTAGGGCGACCGTTTACGCTACAAGAGCTTAGACAAAAGAACCCTCAGACCTGGAACCAAGTATTCGGACCGGATGGTTAATTTAACTAGGTTTGAAATTTTAGGTTTACTAATTACTGTAAACAATCTTATAATCAACTCACTCGAAGGAGTTTAACATGGCTTTTAAAGCAATTATTGAAAAATTAGATGATGTGCCTGAGGCATTTCAAGAACATTATAAAAAAGTAGGTGACAAGTTTCACCTGGATACTGACTTTAAGGCCCTGGGTCTTGAGGATGTAACCAATTTAAAAGCCGGTAACGAGCGATTGAAGCGTGAGCGACAAGAGTTGCGTGACCAGTTAGAGCCCTTGAAAAAATTCAAACCTCTTTTGGATGTTGAAGATTTTGACCCATTAGAGATTGAAACCATCATGGCTGCTGCTAATGGTTCTGGTGATAAAGAAGCCATTGCCAATTTAGAGCGGAAATATGGTAAACAGATTGATGCGTTGAAAACTGAGTTAGAAGAATCTAAAACAGTAGCAATGACAGCAGTCACTGAAAAAGATGATTTTATCATTGCCAGCAGTTTACAGTCTGCAGCAGTTAAGGCAAAGGTGCGAGCCGATAGCCTTGATGATGTAGTAACGTTGAATCGTAAATCTGTGAAGTTGATTGATGGTAAAGCCATGATGGTTGATGCTGATGGAGACCCTACGGTAACCCCGTTAGAGTTTTTGAGCGGAGACTATAAAAAGGAAAAGCCCCAATATTATGAGTCAGATGGAACTGGCGGCACTGGGCAACTGAGCAAAGACGGAAATAACTCCGACGGCGCGGCAAAAACTTATAAGACAGATGCGTCTTTTAAAGATAAGGTTGCCGCCATGAAAGATAAAATCGGCAAGCAGAACTCTTAAAAGCCAATTCTTTAATTTTATTTTTTCTGGAGACATTATTATGGCTTTGTCCGATATGCAAGTCTTTGAAGAATACGCACTAGGCACGTACAACGAAGAAGTTGGCCAATTGGTGGAGCTATTCAACGGAGCATCTCGAGGTACTTTAATCCTCATTCCTGCTGGTCACGAGGGTGACTATTCTAGCGAGTCTTTCTGGCAAGCAATTCCCGGTTTGGTTCGTCGTCGTAATGCTTATGGTACTGGTGCGGTTCCAGCTGTTCCTCTTACTCAAGGCGTGCACACTACTGTTAAAGTTGCTGGTGGTACTCCACCTATCTCATTTACGAAGACCCAATTCCGATGGATGCAGAAAAATCCAGAAGAAGCTGGCGTTCGTATGGGTGAGCAACTAGCCAAAGCATCCTTGCAAGATCAGTTAAACTGCGCGATTCGTGTTGGTGTTGCTGGTATGTCAGGTATTGGCGCTCCTTCTGCACCGGGTGCCGGTGATGGTGTTGTATACGATGGTACTGCCGGTAACTTGAGTCGAAGTGCTCTTACTTCTGGTGCTTTCTTGTTTGGCGATCGTCAATCAGCTATTCGTGCCTGGATTACTTCATCTAAGCCTATGGAAGACTTGTACCAAGGTAACTTAGCTAACGCTGAGCAGTTATTCAATATTGAAACTGTTTCTGTTACCCAGGATGGTCTTGGCCGTGTGGTTATTCATACCGATTCACCTGATCTTGTCGTGGCTGGTGCTCCTAACAACTACCATACCCTTGGTTTAGTTGAAGGTGCAATCACTATGGAAGATAACGGCACTATGGATATGAATGAAGAAACCAAAAATGGTGACGAAAACATTCAATCTACTATTCAAGCTGAGTGGGACTTCCAAGCTGGTATGAAAGGTATCAGTTGGGATAAAGGTTCTGGTGGTGCATCTCCAAACGATGCTGCCCTAGCTACTGCCGCTAACTGGGATTTGGTTGCTTCCGACATTAAGGATACTGCTGGCGTACTAGTTACTACTCTGTAATTAGCCAGTAAGTTGGTCTTAAATTTAAAGCGGGTTCTAAATTATGAGCCCGCTTTATTTGAACTTTTAATCCATAGATGAAAGAGGTAAATCATGGCTAAGAATAAAATGATGTACGTAATTTACGGTGTATCAACTGAGTTGATGCGCGCTGCTAAATCAGTCGTACCTAAAACAGCACGTATGCTTTTACAAAACAGTCGCTACTTTGACCCAAAAAGTCTAGTTGCTGCTGATAAAGTTATTGTCGTCGATGACTTCAATGCGGATGCAATCAAGAAAGCGTATCAAGAGTCTGACGCACATGCTGATGATGTAATGCTAGATGTCGATATTGAAGTTCCTGAAAAGGGGCAAGAGCCGACAGTCACGGCGCCTGAATCCGGGCGAAAAATAACTGAAGTAAAAGGCCTTGGTAAGAAAACGGCTGAAACATTAGCGGAAGCTGGTGTTGAAACGTTGGAAGACCTAGCAGCATTGAACGATGATGTTGAAGCTAAGGCTGAAGAAACGGGTATTGAAAATCTCGCTGACTTCATTGCTAAAGCCGAAGAGCTATTAAAAGATGAGTAAAATTATCTTCTATCGCTCTGGTGTTTTAACAGCAGCACAAGCAGCCTTCGTCGAAGATAATTCGGCGGAGGTTCGTGATGTCTTTAGCCTGTCTGACGAGGAAAAAGATCATCAGCACATTTTCGCTAAACAAGAAGTTCCTGGTTTCAGTGATTGTGTTAACCCTTCTATGTTCTTAGAACTTTCTGCTGATAAGCCCGAAGAAACTGAGCCTACTCCAGCCCCAGAGTCTGCTAAGAAAAAGAAGTCAAAAAAAGTAAATAAGAAGGTATAACTCATGGCACTTGACGCAACGGTAGGTGGAGCATCAGCAAACAGCTTTGTAGATGAAGCTTTCGCCGATGCGTATTTTGCCGATCGAATAAATGCTTCTGACTGGGCAGCTATTACAACTAAACCTGCTACCTTGATATCAGCAACTGACTTTTTGAGCCAATTTGTTTACCAGGGCTACCGGGTTAACGATACCCAAGCTCTTCCACATCCAAGAAGTGGTATGCAGAATCGTGAAAGAACTGCATACTTACCAGAAACGGATATTGCTCCTGATATTAAGACTGCTACTTGTGAGTTAGCTCTATACTTAAATGCTAATGCTGCCAGTTTCCAAACCGAGGATACTACTACTGAGGTTAAGGTAGGCCCAATCACTATTAAGCAAGAACTTAAAACCTTTGGTGAGTATAGTTCATTACCCCTAGCCGTACAACGATTACTAGAGCCATATTTGTCATTGAACAAGTCTGGTGGTTCTGGTAGTTTGGTAAGAGGGTAATATGACTGTAAGAGAGCAAGCCAAAGCAGCTGTAAAAACCGCTTTTAGAGCTACAGAGTCTATGTGGTTTAACTGCGACTATAAGCAATACTCATCAGACTATGAGCCTGGAGTTGAAACCCAGGAAGTAGAAGATGAATATTCTTTTTTAGCTTTTGATGTTGATTATGACAAAGAGCTCTCTGAATCTGCACCGTACCAAAAGGGTACTAGGTTCATTGGCGCCGACTTTGACGACATTACTGGTAACTTTTTAGTTGGCTCAAGTGTAGTTATAACAGAAAAAAGTGGCAAGGTTATTAAATATACTGTTCAGGCTATAAAGCCAGTTCAGCAAGATGTACTTTTATTAGCGAGGTTGAAACCAGGTGGCTAGTGGGTGGAATAAACCATTATTGGATATTGTTGACCAAGTAGACGAGGATAAGCGCCAATTAGTTGCTGCTTTAACGCTGTATGCTCAAGGCCAATTTAAAAAATTAACTCCAGTATTAACGGGCCAATTAAGAAGATCATTTACTGCGACTTTCAGTAGGAATAAATTAGCTGGTATTACTGGTTCAAATTTATCATACGCAAAACGCATTTGGGTAGATGGTCATTCTCAGAAGCTTTCGCCTATGGCAGTTGACCTGGTGATAGCTAATATGCAACAGTTACCTGTGTCACTAAAGAATAATGTCTAGTACTAATTTAACAATGGACCAAGCGCAATTAGCGATTGAGAAGCATTTTAAATTTTGCTGGAATGCCAGAACCCCTGTCAAATGGGATAATAGACCAAACCCAGAAGGTCTAGAGCAAGAAGATTACTGGGTTGCTTTTAGTGTTGAGATGGGGGATAGTCACACTAAGTGTACTAGCGATGCTAATGAGTATAGACAAACTGGTCGTGTTATTTGCGACTTAAATTTTAAAAAGAATTCTGGTCCCCAGTTGTTTCCTAAAGTAGTTGGGTACCTGAACAGCATATTCAGAGGTAAGAATCTTTCTGGTGTGCGAATGGGTGCACCAATGGTTAGCCCAGAACTCGGGGATGATAGTTATTATCGAAAGGTAGTTTCTTATCCCTTCAATTTTGATGATAAATAGGTAATTTGATATGAGCGATAGTAACCAAGCGGAGTTGATCTACGTCAAAAACGTAGCTGACGTGATGCCTGTGGATAGCACCGCATGGCGTTCGTTTCGCATAGCTGGGGCAGATGGTCTTTCTTCTACTCCAAGCACAACCCAGTCTAATGAAACCAGGACCGACCGAAATCGTACAGACGTTATTTTGACGTCACGAGAAACCGGTGGTTCAGTACCTGGTGAGTTTAGTGCTGATACTTATGATGAATTTTTAGAAGCGTGTTTTCAATCTGCATTTGCTGCCGGTGTCATGGTTAATGGCACTACTAAACAGTCATTCACTTTTTTACGACGATTTAATGACTTCAATACAGTCAAGCGAATTCGCTATGACAAAGTACGTGTTGATGGCTTTAACCTGGATTTTAGTTTCAGTAACATTGTTACAACCGGTCTTGCCCTTGTTGGCGCCGGTGTTGATGGTGATGCTGTTGACCCAGTTGGTACTGGTTCTGTTCAGGCTGCATATACTACTACTGCAATGTCTGCTGTTGATATTTCCAATGTTACTTTGGGTGGTATTAGCACGGGTCTTTGTGTAGAAAGTGGTAGTTTAGCATTTACTAATAACCATCGTCGTCGCAACTGCGTTGAAAATGGTGCTGACCCAACAGACAATACTACTGGTTCTTTTAATGCAACCGCGTCTTTACGGGTTTATAACGGTGATACATCATTCCCGTTGCATGCCATTAAAAACGACCAGACTGCTGTTGGTTTCTCGTTTGACTTGTCAGACGGTACAACAACATACACGTTTAATATGCCTCGCTGCTTTTTATCTTTCGCAGATGCGTCAGGTCAAGGTCTAGACACCGATGTAATGCTCGATATTACATTGACTGCTACTTTTGATTCTGGTATCGGCGGAACAGTAGAAATCACTAAAGCATAAACCTAATTTGACGGCATCAGCAGCTTATGTTCCTCCTTCGCATAAGTTTGTTGTATCGCTGGTGTCGTCAGATATTTTAATAGAAGGAGAGTAAGGAGAAAATCATGGCTAAGAAAAAAGTTAGTAAGAAAAGTAAAGTTGATCAAGCTTTGGACGAAGTAGAAGTTACACCAGTATTAGATAATTCTGGTGTAACTGACGTCTTTAAAGTTGACCCAAAGAAACTGAAAAATGGTATCTGGGTTGATATTGAAGGCACTGGCGACAAAGAAAACGATATTCCAGCAGATAAGATTTTGGTGGCTCATGTTGAGAACCTGAAGTTTTTGAAGTTGGTAGAAAAAGAAATTAAAAAGCGCCAGGCAGCATCTAAACTCAATAAAAAAGAGGTTAGTCCAGTAGATAGAGCCATGATAACTCTTGAAATGGTTGCTGAGCACAGAATTTTAGATTGGGAAATTAACGGGTTTGGTGAGTACTCCTCAGAAACAGCTTATGACATGCTGTTGCTAAGTCCGCAGTTTGACCGTTTTGTTAACCAGGTTTCTACAGATTTGACAAATTTCTATAGAGACGTTAAGGAAGCAAACGAAAAAAAGTAGTACAGCACGTCCTTTGGTGGAAAGAAACAAAGATAGAGGCTTCTGATTTATCGTTCTTTATTGAATTACAACAGACTAAGCCTCATCTACCAAACCCACTTGAGGATTATCCGGCGCTGAGTGCTTCACAAACTGAGCTTTTAACTGCTATACAGCGGTGTAAACAACGAGGTGAAAAACTTCGTCCGTCGGAAGTGCTCAGTTATTTAGAGCTTTTTCCACAACCAGATAGGGAGACTTTTGCAAGTAGTCTCTTCGAAATTGAGAGGAAATTAGATGCAGTTTAGTAGAGTATTTGGTATTGAAGTAAACGCTGATGGTGGCGTTTCCAGTACCGATAAATTTACTAGTTCCGTAAAGAGTGCTGATAAGGCAACTGGCGGATTAGCTTCTAAGTTAGGAATACTAGATAAATCTCTAACTCCTGTTGCTGCGGCCATTGGTGCAGTGACAGGAGCGGTTGTACTTGGAGTAAAGCGGTATACGGAATATGAAAAGGCTCTGGCAGAAGTTAATACACTTCTTTCCAGAACACAGAGTATTAAGGATTATTCTGATTCTATACGACAATTAGCTGTTGAGTTTGGTTCAGATGCACCAGCTCAAGCTGCAGCTACCTATCAAATAGTTTCTGCGGGCGCGCGTGACGCAGCAGAAGCAACAGACATATTAAGTGCTGCCAATAAATTAGCTATTGGTGGTGTAACAGATATTACAACTGCGGCAGATGGTTTAACTACCATACTCAATGCTTATCAGCTAGAAGCTAGTAGTGCTGGTGCAGTTAGTGACATCTTATTCAGCACCATGCGGTCTGGTAAAACTACCGTTGGTGAATTATCTGCGTCACTTGGGTTAATAGTACCAACCGCATCCCAGTTGGGTGTGACACTTCCAGAAGTAACCGCAGCTATTGCTACGCTAACCACAAACGGTGTAGCTACTGCTCAAGCAGTCACCCAAGTCAATGCCGCATTAACCAGTGTTTTAAAACCGAGTAAAGAAGCCCAGGAACTGGCAGCAAAACTAGGACTTGAGTTTAATGTTGCTGCATTACAGTCTAAAGGGTTGGCTGAATTTTTAACTGATGTAGCAGAAGCTACTGGTGGCAGTGAAGAAGAACTAGCCAAGTTATTTGGTAGTGTCGAAGCGGTTAGAGCGGTATTACCACTTGCTGGAGCATCTGCTCAGAAATTTGCTGAGATATTAGAGAGCAATGAAAATGCAGCTGGTGCAACTACCCAGGCCTATGCAATTATGGCTGAGACAACATCTCAGAACTTTGCTAGGTTACGTTCTTCTGTTAATGAATTAGCTCTTAGTATTGGTGAAGACTTAGTTCCTGTAGTTAATTTCGGTATTGATGCCTTAGAGCTAATAGTCCAAGCGGCTCAAATGAGTTACGACGGCTTATCGTTACTGGCAGATATTGTTGGTACTGCGTTAGTTGATTCTTTCAACGCCTGGAATGATCTTATTTTTGGTGGTGCTATAGAATTACTGAATAGCCAGGTCAGTGATACTGTTGATATTTTTGATGTACTGGGTGGAGTATTTAGTGATACTCAATTAGTGGGCATTGCTCTTGTTAGGGGCTTGCTGCTTGGTTGGGAAGAATTAGAATTTGGTACTAAAGTAATATTAGCCAGTATCTCCGGGGGTTTTGATAAAGCCTTTGGTGAAATTGGTGATGAGGCACAAGAATTCATATCTGCTATTGCTGATGCAATGGACGAATTACCTGAGGTCTTTGGAATCAGTGGTGATTCGTTACGAGGCTTTGCTAAGGAAATAAGAACATCTACCGACGCAGCAGATGACTTCGATAAGAAGATGGGGGAGCTTCGAAAAGAACATGAGGCATCCCGTAAGGAAATAATTGACATCACCGACGAAATGGCTGATGAGGCTATTGCTGCTAAGTTGGTTGGTGAAGAGACTTCAAAGTTAACTAGAAAAGTTACTGAGAATACTCGTACCACAGAGACTAACACTCAGTCAAGAATTAAATCAACAGACGAAAATAAGAAGAATAAAGAGACTGTTGAATCATTAACTAGAAAGTACGCTGAAAACAAAATCAGTGTTGAAAAGCTAGAACGTGAGTTAGAAAAACTAGAAATAACCCAGGCCGAAGTTGAACAAGCCATGGAAAATTCTGGGGCTGCTACCGATCGCTCTCGTACTGCGTATGATAATTTAACCACCAGGTTACAGGAACAATTAAATGTTCAAAGGATAGCTATAACCCAAGGTGAAGATGCTGCTAGAGCTTATGAGTTGATTGCAGCAGCTGCTGACGATGCTGAACAAAGCATAGAAGAGTTTATAGCTACCAACCCCGAAGCTACTCGTACTATTACTGAGTTCATCAAGACTGAGGAAGGCCTCAACCGGTACAACGAGGCACTTGGTGAAATTGGCCAATCATTAGGTGATTTAATCGTTGATGGTGGAAGCATAGAAGATTACTTTAAGGATTTGTGGAAACGCATGGTCCGTGACTTTCTGGCTTCTGGATTGACGAAACTAATTGGTTCTTTATTTAGTGGTAATGGTTTAGACTTCAGCGGTTTTACTGGTTCTGGTGGTGGCGGAATAATCGGTCAAGGTATCGACTTAATCCTGGGTAATGGCGGTTCTAGCTCCGGTGGCGGCTTAGGCGGAGGCAACGGTGGTAATGGTACCGGTGGAACCGGTGGAATAATTGATAATATTGGTAATTCCTTTGGGTTATCTACGCAACAAACCCAAGCCGTAGTAGATGGTGCTGGTTCATTACTCTCTTTGTATGGTGGTTATCAGCAGCTTACTAATGGTAACGAATTCGGTGGCGCTATTCAAATTGCTAGTGGTGGAGTTGGGGCATATAATGCCTATCAGAGATTCACTGGTGGAAATGAACTCGGTGGTAATATAGGAGCCGGAATTGGACTTGCTGGTAATGCGTTAGGTATCTACAATGGTATCCGTCAGGGAGGAATAACCGGCTATGGTTCTGCTGCTTATAATGCCTACCAAGGTTATCAAACGTTATCTGGATTAGGTGTTTTTGGTTCGGCAGCTGGTACTGGAGTAAATGCTGCCGGTATTGCTGCGTTAAATGCTCAACCGGTATTATCTGCTGTTCCATTAACTGCTAGTGGTTCTGCAGCTGGAGCGGGTGCTGGTGTGGCTTCTAGCGCTGGTGGTGCAGGTGGTCAAGGTCTTAGTGCCTTGGGAACTGCTGGTGCTGCACTTGGTGTCGCGGGCGGTTTATACGGTGTTTATAGTGGTATCCAACAAGGTGGTGCACGTGGTGCATCAACCGCAGCCGGTGGTGCATTAGCTGCATACGGTGGAGCTGCTGCACTTTCAAACGGAGCATTAGCCGCACTCGGTCCTTACGGTTGGGCAGCAGCAGCTGTATTAACCCTGTTAGGTAGTGGTGGTGCACGTGATTATGATCAAATATTACAGGAAGACTATTTACCAGACCTACTAGGTTCTAACCCAGGTTCTGCAATCGGGCTAGATGGGGCTTTGGGATTTGATGGTGGTAACACTGGTATATTTGGTGCTAACTACGGAATTCAAGGTAGTGGACTCACAGAACAATTTGGTGCTAATGGTGGAGAAAACGGTAACTATGCCTTTTTTACCGGTGCACAAAGAGCCTTAGATGGTTTTGAAGATTATTTAAATGCTAATGGCGTTAGTGAAACCAGGAATGAAGCCGGTACGTTATCTGCTACGTCAGATACGGTAACTGTTGAAAGAATAAGAGAATTGTGGGCTGAATATGCAGAAGGCTTAGATACTGCAGTTGCTGCTAATGAAGTTTTTCAAACAGCCGTTGAGAATGGATTAATTAGTATGGATGGCCATACTAAGTTGTTCTTGGAAAATTTTGCTGTAGGCTTTGGTGAATCGGCTTTTGAGGCTAGAGACTCATTACGGTTGATAGATGAACGTTTTGATGAAATGGTTGCTGGTGGCATGGAAGGTACAGATGCCTTATTTGCTGCTATTAGTGAGCGCTATGGTATTGCTGTAGAAGATGCACAATTTTTTGTTGAGCAATCCGGCGTGTCGGCTGATCAATGGGTTGAACATTTTACTAATGCTAGCGGTGAAGCAATTGACGCCTTGCTAGAGTTTGATGAAAACGGTGTAACTGTTTTTGAAAGTGTTGGTACAAATAGCGCCAGCGCTGCAAATAATTTATCTAACAGTTTTGGTGTAGCTGCTAATAGTGTTGAAGGTTATTTTGAACAATTTACTAATGCTGCCAATGATTCTATTTTTAAAGTTGAAGACAATGCTCTTAATATTTCTGATTCTATTGGTACTTCTTGGCAGTCTGTAGCTGGACAGATAACCCAGGCTTTTGGTGAAAGCGCTAATGATCTAATAGGCATATATGAAGGAATTGACCTTGGAACGCCTAGAGCTGTACAAGTACCTTCTGTTCAAATAGCAGCCACGAGTAATAGTAATGGTGGAACAGTTAATGGCGCTGATATTCCATTCATTGGTAATTTTAATTCAGCATTAACCGGTTCTGAAACTATACCAATTGGCGGCTCTAATTTTGGTACTAATAAAGATATATTGCATATGATTGGTGTTAATCAGCAAGAAGATATTACAGTTAGTAGAAAAGGGTTGTTAGAAAATATAGCTTCAGATATTAAAACATTATCTCTAGGCAATAATGCAAGTCAAAATCAATTAGTTAATAAGATTGATGAATTAATTGACATATTAGGTCAAGCATCAAATTCATCAATACAAGACAGGATGAGAACTAATGTCAATAGATAATACATTATCAAGATTATCTTCTGTTACAGTAGTTGCAGAAACTATTTTAAATAATACCAAAACAACGCCTTGGCAGTTTGAAGATGCTAATGCGGGTGGATGTGTTTCTAATTGCGGTAATTTATCTAACGTAATTATTGATGATAATTCTGTTCAACAAATGTCAAATTCTCAACCATTAAATGGTCAAGGGGTTGAGTCTTTAGTTGAGGGATTTGTTGTTAGAACAGAACTTCCTGACCCTTATTCTAATCAACCTGCTACTACTTCTTTTTCTTATTTATCCATTGACCCATATGGGGATGATTACTTAAATAGGATTTTTGATTCAAGACCTATAGAAATAAAAATAGGGGGTGTATTGGATGCAGGATTATCTACTGAAAATGAATTATCTTACATAAATTATCCAACGTGGATAAAAGGGATCACTGGTAAATTTGAATATGATAGTCAGTTGGCTAGAGTATCTGTTTTACCAAGTTCAGATGAGTTACAAACCGTATACCCTCAAAATTCGTATATTTCTGGAGACTCAGAGGGTTTAGTCAAACCTCAAATATTTGGTAAAGTATTCAACTACTCACCTCGACCTGAGGGAGGTGGAATATTTCAATTCCACGATGGCTCTTGTGAAATGTCTGCTGATATAATAGACCAGGCGTCTTTCTCCTGTTTGATAGGTGACTTTTATTACCAAGGAATAGCTATTAGTACATCTGGAGTAGGCGGAGGAACTGTAGTAAGTGAATTAGACTATACTTGGACTATACCTGATCCAGAAATAGCACAGGCTGAATCTAGTGATAATACTGTATCTGTTTCTGAGGGATTTAACTTATCTACTAATGGTAATTTAATAACCATTAGTCCTGATGCAGAAATTTTGCAAACAAAAACATTTTTCCAGCATCAATTTTTATGGGAACAAGAAGGTACAAAAATACTAAGAGTTAATACTGATCCTAAATTAAAAATAACTCTGTCTGGCGATGTTGACGTTACTATAACGAATAGACATCCTTCAATTGCAGAGCAATATAGGGCTTCCTGGTTTAAAATAGATGCCAATGGAACGGGTAATTTACTTTTTGAATTTGAAGATACTTTAAAAGATGTGGATATGGTCATACGTGCTGTAAGATCACCTTTTCAAGATATAACAAATTTTTCTGATACACCAAGTAGCATAGATCCTGCAATACCTAGCACTAGTGGTGTACAAAACCACAGGGTAAAATTTAGAAATTTAAATAAAAATAATTTTTCTTTTGACTATACTTCAACGACAGATGTTTTAATAGTTGCTATATGGTTTGAAAAAGTTGTTGTATATGAATCTGCTATTTGCTCTGTACAATTAAATTTATCTCCGAGAGTAAATAACCTTGATCTTGGTTTATCTTTTTCTAATACTACTCAGTCACTTGAATATGGAGGTACAGTATTACCTTCTAGCACCACAGAAAATATTTTTACAGGACTACAGTCTCAATTAAATTTTAATGTTAATGTAGGATATGGAAATTTTTCATTTTTTATTAAAGGCGGAGACAGAGAAGGAAATGCTAGAGGCGTAACTGTCGATAATGGGGTATATACTTTAAATCCAGCTTCAGATGGAAACATTTTGGATCAAGTTGGTATAACCCTAGATGCAAAACCTTTTATTGATCCTACCGGTGGAATAGGTAATGGTGTAGAACAGCAATTTGAATTTTCTTTCAAAGCCAGAATAAAATCTGGACAAATTGATAGCTTATTGATGGGTTGTGATTTTGCTGAAAGTTCAGAGGGGGGATTAAAACTACTTACTGTTGATTCTTTCGATTTCAAAGAATTTAGATTTACTGGCACAATAGAAAGCGTAATAGGGTTGCCGACATCACCAGCTTTTCAATTGTTTACTTGGAGGGGAGATATTAATTTTTTTGGTTGGCCTATTGGTTCAGCGGTTAATGATAATGTTGAGTTTCAAATAGAAGTGACAGATGTTTGTATCATTCCTACTTTTCAAAAGCCGGCAACGTTACCCTTCAATATAGAAAGAATTGGTATAGGCGAAGATATTCGCGCTTATGTTATAGAACAAAACGCCCGGCGAAGATTAAAAACCTTCAGAGTACAAGACGCTAGAAAATTTAAAAATAGGTTACCCAGGGATATATGCTTGTATGATTCCAGAGGTAGGTTAGCTGTATCAAATGAATACGACAGAGTTTTTGGCGATTTTGTTGGCGAAAGTATAAATCAGAATTCAATTCAAGCAATAAGAAAAATATCGACTAACGCAACTGGAATAGATTATATAACAACTAGTGTTACCGGTAGTAGGGTTGGTTTTGTTATAGATCAACCCTTACCTTTTATACAACATATATCTAGATTGTTGTCTTCAATGGATTTATACTATACAGAAAATTTAGCCACCGATGGAATTGAAATATTTGAGCGATATAAGTATACTGATCCGGCAGACGATTTTTATTTAGAACAAGATATTATAATTCTTGATTCTGTTAGAAGGCTACAAACTGATGTTAGAGAAAATAGATATATTATTGAATACAGAAGAGATTATAATGATGATTCTAAAACTAAAAGAATTTATAGCAGGTCAGGTTTCTCTAGCGAACTTGATCCTAAAGTTATAAGTACTCCATTTTTTAACCAGTCATCTGCTCAAGTAATAGCTGATACAATAATAAGAGATTCTGTATATAACAGTATTTATGAACTAAGAATAGTTGGTATAGGTCATGGTATTAAAGTAGGTCAAGCAGGTAAAATTAACCATCCACTGGTGCCTAGAAATAAACCTTGTATTATTCAGGCTGTAGGTGAAGATACAAATTTACTTGAAACACAGATAACACTGAAAGTATTACAAGGAGATTCCATATATGTTTAATAGAGTTAAATTGTATAGTCCATTTACAAAAGGGACTTCTAGGTCACGGTACTTATTACCTAATACAAGTTTCTCTAGTTATGAATTGATGACGGGAGGTATTAATAATAAATATAAGGGGTATACATCAGAAGATACTACTCAACTGCAAATTGAAATTCAGTTTGCAGAACCAACAATTATATCTATGATTCATCTATCAGAATTAAATTTTACAGAGGGATTGATATTTAATCTTACAGCTGAATTATCAAGTTCAAATGTTGCACTAAGTTACTCACAACCTGCTGCAGAAACTAGACCAAAATTGAGAAGGAATTATTCTATACCTGTAGAGGAAGTTACAATAGATACGTTGATTATTGATATTACTGGTTTTAATGGCAAATTAGATATTAGGCAATTAGTAGTAACTGGTGAAACTTGGGAATCTGAAAAAAATTATCAATGGGGAGCGCAACTTGGTTTATTTAATTCAAATGTAAAAACATCTTCTAATAGCAGTAGCTATAGCAGGAAAAACAAAGGCAATAAAATCCATTCGTTAAGTTTTCAAACTTTAACTGAAAATAATTATTTAGATTTGGAGCAATTTTTATTTAATAAAGATGGTGGTTTTTGTTTATTTACAATACTCGATAATGAGCAAAACCAGTATTTATCATTTTTTTCTAATATAGATGTACAGACCGTTGGGCTACAATCACATAATATAAATTCTTTAGCTCTATCGATTGAGGAGGTATTTTCAAATGGCGGCTAGAATATTGACTAATTATATGAGTCTTGGCCACCAAGACTCACCTGGCGTTTTTGTAGATGGTGGAGGATCAGTGTCGTTGGTTCCTGGTGCTGCTAGTATGGCTGATTCTGCTTTGTTATCAAACAATGGCGTTAATCCTAATGGGGAAGATTTTGAAATAAAAGTTATTTACAATGACCAACTAAATCCTTCTTTGCAGCCTGTGTGGGAGGTTATGGTTGCTTCATATGAAATTGATAATGGCGTTTATAAATGGAATAGAGAAAGAACTATTGATAGTAGTAATGGCGGAGCCGCCGTCAGCTTTAATGCGGGTACTAATAATCTTAAAATTTTTGGGGTTACTAGTCATGAGCAGTTTAACGCGGTAAAAGAACGGTTAGAAGATAGCAGGATTAAAGTTCGGCCTAGTCACTTTGACGGTACAGATGTATTTACAACTTCAATAACGCCTGTTGAAGTTTATCAACATACAGTAACACCAGAACTTGGTAGTAATTCAAGACTTAGAGTAAATGCAAATATAGATACCAGGATGCGCCGCCTTAACTCAGCATTAAATACCAGGGGTCGAACGTTTTTTCAATATTACAGTAATACTGGCGTCTGGTCAAATTGGGGTATTAGTCGATTTGTTGGCAAAGATGGTAATAATTCTACTCCTAGCTCATCTACTACCTACCAATATACAACAAATCTTATAGACTTTCCTCCGTCTGTAAGAAATGCTAATGGTGATTGGCAATTTAGAATTGTTGCTGAGGTTGACTTTGCAGACAACGAGCTACAGATTTTTTCTGGGGACTTCCACATAGACGAGATTATCCGATGAATAATATTGACATAGTAAAAATAAAAATTTCACAATATTCAGATAATAAAACAATTTTTTTGCTTGATAACAAAAAAGTTACAAAGGATAAATTTATGGCTGGTTTAAAAAATCTAGATTCAAACAAACTGAATTATACGTACAAGATGTGTGAAAATTCATTAACGATGCGCCAGATAACTTTACTATAGATAACTTTATCAAGTAAAAATAGATGGATTATATCTCAGGTACTAATTATGAGCTTAATTGACAATTTTTTAGATGGCTACACACCAGGTGAATGGGATGCCAACCCTATAAACCCAGGTAGTGTTTATAATTTATCCATTTCAGATATTGGTGACCATACAGGATTAACTTGGGTTTGTAATGGTCGTCAAAATTTTTCATCGACCGATAAGCTATTCGATTTCGTTGTAACGCCAGCCGTCGATACTGAAGACCCAATGAAGAATAATTTGTACCTGACTGCTTCTACTGCAGAAACTAGTTTACTTAAAGGTTTAGGTTTACCGTCTGTGTTTGTAGCGTTAGATGTTAGTGATGGTACTAATCAGTATACTTTTTACCACGGTTATATTGCTATCGGTAGAGGTGGAGCAATTCATGCCTAGTCGTGAACAAAATACTCCGTTTAAAATAGGCGGCGGTGAAAATTATAAAGTTACTAACCCAGTTCAGTCTGGTACGGGTAATGACAAACCCACCCTTGTTAGTTCTTTACCACCTTTTCAGGCTGTTAATCAAACTGATTTAGAACGTCGATATGATAGAACCGACTATGATGCCGATTACCTCTACTTTGGTAAAGAACTAAACGTTGGGGGCTATAGAATACGCCGTGTAGATAGACAACAAGAACAAACTTATGCTACTGGGGATTGGGAAGATAGAGAAACGTTGACGTATTCTTAGTCTTATGACTTTCATAAATTTCTATTCTCATAGTATAATCTGAAAAGAAGGTGACAAACTTAACATTTAAAGGTAACTTGTCATGCCATTTGTATTAGCGGATTGGTCGGTCACGAGGTCGACCAAAATTATTGATTATATAGGTGACGCACACAATGGTGCCTCTCCTAGTTACGCCACGGGTATTGAGGCTCACAGACAGTTGCAGGATTGGGCTGATGATGTAGCTGATGCTGGTGATGATGAAATTTCTATCATTGACGATACTCCTACTGACCGAGCGGGTGCGGATACTAACATTGTAATGTTAAATGGCTATACTTTTACAGCCACTGCATTAGAACACCTATACGATTGTTCCATTACGCAAAGTGATGGTGATGATATTTTTGATGGTATCCAAGTATTCGGCAACTCCACGTCTATTCAAATTATTCAGAATGGTGCGCGATTAACTAACGCTTTTTGGAACCAGGCTAACATGATTGCGGCTACTTCTGATGCAGCGTCTAACACGTCACATCGATTTTTAATACAGACTCGTTCTGGTGGAAGTGATATTGATGGTCGACGGCTTTTGGGTACACAACGTGTTTTAGGTACAACTTATACCGAGTTCTTTATTGGTGGCGGTACTAACCGAGGTAATAACACACTAGCACTTACAGCTAACCCAGATGGCAACAACCAGAATGATGCAGCGACTATTGCTACATGGACCGACATTGTTAATGACAATGAAGGTTACGTAGGTATCGATGCTGATGGTAACGGCTCTGATGAGTTTTATTACTCTAACTGGGAATTAGGTGCACGCAGTAAAAATGACTTATACGAGCGGGGTAAATGGATTCAGCGGGAAGGTTCAACTGAAACTATTTATGGTCTAAATGGTGATTTGTTTCGTGGACCTACTCATGAACTCAATGTTGATACAGCTACTGGTACATTCGCTGGACCTGAACAATTAAGCTGGACTGGTGGTACTGCACAATTACTGGCTATCGATAGTCCTACTGCTGGCACGAAATTATGGTTTCAATTGTTAACTGGTACTGCGCCTGGTGATGGTGTTACTATTACTGGTGATACATCTGGTGCTACTGTTAACGTAGATACCACTGTTATTTCAAGAACGGTTCCTTCAACATTTATTGGTAACTCTACTGGTTCTGCCATCAACCCTGGTGCATTTGGTATTGGTATTGGCTCTGATGATTTGACGGTTAGTGACCTGCTGACTGACTTAACAAACACTAATAACCAGCCGCCTAACAACGTTCAGTTTGTTGTTAATAACACTGTGGTTGGGGACAGAGTATTAGTTGGTCCTGCTACAGGTAACGCATTAAATCTAACCCAGGATACTATTAATGGTGCACTAACTGGTGGTGCTGTAACGTCCATCGTTATGACAACTGCAATACCAACGGATACACCAGCATCTGGTACTATCAGACTTCAAAACGATGAAGGTCGTTATGTCAGAATTCCGTACGATAGTTACACTGGCTCAACTTATACTATTCCTGCTTATGACTTTAGTGGTAGTGGTGTAAATGACTCGTGCGCCGACGGTAATAATGCATTTATTAGTTATATTGATCTAGTAGCGGATGATACCCAAGAAGTATTTACAAGTGTATTTTCTTCACCCCGACCGCTTTTTATTCGGGTCAGGAATGCAGCTGGCTTAATCAAAACTTTTGAATCAACAGCTACACTCGGTTCTAGTGGTGGTTCAGCTACTGTTGGTCGTATTAGTGATGCGTAAGTATGGCTTATGGCGACGATATTATCGCTTTAGGGGCTAATCACCTTTGGAGACTTGATGGTAATTCAAACGATTCTATTGGAACCTTAAACTTTACCAATAGTGGTGGTATCTTTACAGGCGCTAGTATCTGTGAAGATACCACTAATAGTTATGTCACTAACGGCACAAATGATAGTGCCTTGGCTGCAACGGATGCAAGTGTACAAGATGTAGTAGTTGACTTTTGCTACTCAATTTGGTTTAGAACAAATAATATTCAACAACCCCCTTGTAGAATATTTGGTGATGGTGGTCAAACTGTAAATAATTCTTTCTTCCTAGGGTTTGGTAACTCTATAGTCTGTGAAGCTGACTGCGACCCATTGGTTATTCAAGTTGGTTCAGATACCGCCATAGGTGTAAATCGATCATATAATTTAGTTTTGGTACTTCGTGATGTAGGCGGTGGTACTAGTGAATTAGAATTTTATATAGATGGAGTATCTCAGGGTACTTCTCAAGTTTCAGATGTATCAAGCACTAGTAGAGGCGGTTTTAGAATAGGCGGCGTCACGAATACAACCTCATATACAATTGGTGGAGCTGCTTTCCAATTAGTATCGCCAGTTAATGGACAATACTCCATGGCCGCAAGCTTTGTTGCCGCTAATGTGCCTACCGATACGGAAATTAGGCAAGAGCTATTTGAAAAAGGAGCAACCCCAGGTACAACCATATCCTCTGGTACCCAAGCTGCTATGCAACCCCAAGTTGATGCTTTGTCGAGCACAGTAAGACCTAATGAAGCATTAAATATAAGAGTAGAAGCAGTTACTGGTGACGGAGACATAACCTTAACTGCAGACAATATTACTCATAATAGTTTAGCTTCTGCGCACATACAATATTTGGGTACTGGTAATTTAACCTGGGTAAATAACAATGGTTCAAATGCTAGTATTAGTAGTACACCAAATGGCGGAACAGTTACTTTTGTTGAAGCTGTACCAGTATTAATAACGGCTCAAGATGTATCTAGCTTAGCTGCTATAGATGGAGCTCGTGTATTGATTAGAGCCGCTGCTGGTGGACCATTGCCGATTGGTACTGTACTTTATAATGATGTAACTGATGTGAATGGACAAATAACTTTTAACTTGAACTACTCCGCTAATCAACCAATAACTGGAAGAGTTAGACGAGGAACGACAGCTCCCTATTATAAAACCTCACCCATATCTGGTGTAGTAACTAATACTGGGTACACGCAAGTAGTGCTCATGATAGGTGATCAATAATGGCTGTTATAAAGGTAGAAACTTTTGATGTATCACCATCTACTAATGGAACAACGCATACACTAACCACTGATGTTGGGGCGCTAACTAGTGCTTTTGTAAAGATTAATGGTTCAACTGATAAAGCATCTGGCCGTGTTGGAAATACAGGAAACTTGGGCCCAAGAGATTCGCACATGGGGGTTAGTCTTAGTGCTACTAATCAAATAACGTTTCATAAAGGTGGAACGTTACAGATGCGAAAAATGGGTGAAGTATGGCGATACACTGGTTCACCCGGTGGGTTAGATGAATTTATAGTTAGGGGTCATTTATCCGTTACCCTAGGTAGTGGAGTATCATCAAATACTACTACTCCAGCCGGGATTGTAAATAGAAATAATGTTGTTCCTTTTTTAACCGGTCTATCTAGCACTTCTACAAGCGTTAATGATTATGACGCAGCAACCGTTGCTGTTTTTATTAACTCATCTGGTCAATTACAAGTAACACGTCAAAGTACTGGGATAGCAATCACGGTTTATGTATCTGTTGTAGAGTTTACCGGTTCTAATTGGACCATTGGTCATGCTATATCAACCAGCCATGATACCTCACAAGATATAGTTACTTTGAACTCAGACAGTACGGGCAGTGGAGGAACTACCCTAGATATAGGCAGTTGGTCAAATGCTTTTATTGAAGGGTCTATGCAAGGTGATACATCAGAAACCGGGTTATCAGATAACTTGATAATAATGGAGCCTGGTGGCTCTACTACTCAAATTAGGTTTTTCCTACAGCAAGATGGTAACGCCAGAAATGATGGTGATGCATATGCTCACGTTATCTCTAACCCAGGTTTAGTTGTCACGCGAGATTCCAATACTAACTTTCCAGAAACTAATGGTACAGTTGGTACAGTGGGGTTTCCACCTGGTACTTCTACTACTGGGTTAATTGATGAATTAGCGTTAGAGTGGTTTTCAGATACTTCTGGTGTTGGTACAGCTCATGCGCGAGGTCGATTAATATCTAGGATAACAAATCCGGCTGGTACTATTGACCACTGGGTACATAGATCAGGTAACAATGTTTCTGTATATTATGGCGTCATAGATTTAGTTGGCGTTCAAGGTGTAGAACCAGTAACAATAACCTCTGCGCCTACTCAAATTGATGTAGGTGATTCTAATCTCACAATTACAGGAACAAACTTTGAAGCGTCTCAGGGTAGTGGCAATGTTTATATCTCGGATACTCCCAGCCTAGGCTCTGGTACAGATGTCATTCAGACAATAGATTCTTGGTCAGATACAGGTATTCAATTTGATGCTGTATTAACTGGGCTCTCTGACGGCCTAATATACGTAATAGTACAAAATGATGCTGGTGGTGTAATAGCCAGGGCTGCAAACAAGGGAGTTCAACCTTATACTGAGGTTGTTAAGGCACTTATAAATGCACCAGATCATTACCACACGTTTAATAACACTTACGCTGATGAATTAGGAGGCCTAGCGGCTAATAGTCAAACCCAGACAGGCACACAAGGTTTCTTTGCAACTCCATTAAGTAGAGGCAGGAGTCATTCTTGGGGGGTAACTGGTAATGCTTCAAGAATAGAAATGGCTGATAGTGGTTTTACTAATGTATCAAATACTCATCGAAGACGCTTTATTGGTGGTTATTTTATGTTTCCTAGTATTCCACTAGACCCAAAGGGCATATGGGAAGAAGGTGGTAATGTCAATAATATTTATATCGTTATAGGGTTTGGTGGAAAAATATTATGTAACGTTGCTGACTCTAGTAATGGATTTAAACTACAGGCTTTTTCAGACTTCCTATTGACGCCTAATAGAATTTATCATTTAGGGTTATTGTTTGATGGAGACTTAGGCTGTAGAGCATACATTGACGGGGTTTTACAACCAGGTTTTGATGGAGTAGCACCAAATTCTGACCAGGCTACACACTCGGGTGATTACGCTTATGGCCAGCCAGATGGCTCTCTTGACACTGGTGGAACAGACATACAATATCCTTCTTTCGATGGGGCTAGATACAATGACTGGGCAACCTGGAGTGATACAGGTAATGATGTTCCTAGTGATACAGATATTAGAGTTGAACTGGTAGAAAAAGGTGCTAGGCAAGAAGTAGATATTTTATCTGACACAGAGGCTAATATGCAATTAGCCATAGATGCACTGTCTGGTACGAACTATGATGATGTTCAATTAGCGCTTAGAATAAATAAGCCCACTGGTCAATCTACCTTGTCTCTGGATTTTAACAACATAACATTTGGAGAAAGAACCAGTATTCAACTAATATGGATGGGTACTACTGGTCAAACTCTAACAATAACTAACGAAGGAACATCTAACGTAACTGCTAGCAAATGCTCCACGGCTTATGGGGGTTCATTGGTTATTAGGGAAGCTGTACCAGTAACAGTGACAGTAAATGACATTATTACTGGCTTGCCTATTGAAGATGCTCGTGTTTATTTGACTGCTGGCTCTGGTGGAAGTGAAACCCAGGGAACAATATTGCTTAATAGTTTAACAGATTCGTCAGGTGTTGCTTCCACACAATTTGTTTATTCTTCTGATCAACCTATAATAGGCAGAGTTCGCAAATCGTCAAGTGGTACTTTATATAAGACATCTAACGTAGTTGCTGATATTACAAGTGACGGGTTAGATATATCTGTTTTTATGATTAGGGATTCGTAATGGCTATAACAATAGACTACGGTAACACCAATATAATCAACGTTGAGTTGTCAGACTTAACCCTGGTTTCTGGGACCCTATACACCTTTGACAGCGATGTATTTAGATTAGCTCTGAAAGACATAGAAGGTTCCGAAATAGGTGAAGCCTTTACTGATACGCATCGCCATGTTCCCAGTGATACTATAGCTGGAACAACAGACGCCAAAAAAATTATTATTCTGGCGCCATACTCAGTTCAATTTCCTGACATGCAAATATCAGTCAGGGTGGTTGGTTCTAATAACAATATACACGACGTAGAAGCCGGTATACTTGTTCAAAACCAGGCACAAATAATTCCATCAAATTCAACGGGCTTAGTGGACGCAGGTAATGATGATTCACTCGGTGAAGAGGACGCTGAAAAACTAGACGCAGCTATGAGATATTCTCAAGAAACAGCACTTTACCACCAAAGGTATTAAAATGAAAGAACCATTACCAAGCCAAGTTATGACTGGCTACATGATTTCCAAAGCAGTAGTTAAAGGTACAAAATACTTAAACAGAGCGTTAAGTTGTTTAGATACTGCGATCGAAGAAACTAAAGAACTCGGAGTTGAAGTTGAGGAAACTGAACTTGGAGAAATAAGAAAATTATTGCATGAATCTATAGCTGGGTTATATGGTGCTAAGCAAGCACATAACCTACTATCCGAAGGACTGCAAGCCAAAGGCTTTAGGAAAGTAACTAAACAAGACTTTGAAAAATATGGTGTGACTGGTAGATAATCATGTTTGATACTCACTTTTTTGCCAACGCCATGATCATATTTACAGCGATAGCTATCCTGGTTGGGTTCTACAATAAACCCAGGTGCTCATTGGCATTGCTACTAAGCCTGGTTTGTGCCAGATATTTGACCCAAGTGGATGCCATTTATCTTCACTACCACATCATGTTCTTTTGTTCATTACTGTGTATTATAGATTTCGATGTAAAAACGAGTAAAATAAATATACTTAACCACGATGAATATGAAATTAATTATGCCGTCGCCTATCTCTATTTGGGTAGGATGTTGATTGGTGCGCTATTGATTTATGGAATTATCGGCAATGAGGTTGGCTGGTGTTTATCAATAGCTTGTTTAGCTTTACAAAACACACTTGTCATCTTGGGGGCGGCAAATGGATATTCACGCAGACTTAACAGGGCTATCTCTACTTATAGGCATAGGGCTCTTGATTTTGTTTTTCAAACTAAGGGGATATAGGTTTAAAAACCTAATTAACACAATTATTTCGAGTTTCAAAAGAGAAGAATAACATGACTTTTTTAGAATGGTTCAAACAAAAATTAGCTGGTCCATTGATAATGTTTTTAATTACATCATTATCGGCGGGCGTGTGGTCACTGGTAGCAGTATCTTTAAACAATAAAGATGATTTGTTATTGATAAGTGAGCAGATGAAAAATGCTGTTCAGAAAAATCAAAACCTGGACACTACTGATGAGAAGCTAGCTCAAAATATCCAGCTTCTAACAGATAATCAATTAAAGCTTAGGCTAGACGTAGCAGATACCAAGGCCGAAGTTAAAATGCTTAGGAAAGACATAGAAGCAGAAATTAAATTAATACGCAGAGATATGAATAGAGGTTAATTATGAAATTGGTAAAAGATTGGAAAAAAGTATTAGTGCTATCGGTTTCTTTCTGGGCACAGGTAATTGGCTTACTGGTTCTAATAGTACCAGAGGTATTATTCAAATATACTGGTATAGATACTGACCCGGTTTTATTGTGGTGGGTCGGTACTTTGCTATTGGTGTTCGGACTTATAGGAAGAATATTTAAACAAGATAATCCAGCCTGGGTTGAATGGTTAAGAACTACAGCTGTACTAGTTATTATTTTACTGCTAGCCATTTTTGCTTCGTCTGATGCATACGCTAATGAAAAAACCCGAGAAGCGAAAACACTTGATGTCGCTGTACCCTTAATTGGTAAATGGGAAGGATTAAGACTTGAGGCTTATTTGGATATTGTTGATGTGCCAACAATTTGCTATGGCTCTACTCGTGGTATTGAGCTAGGTATGAAAAAAACTAAGCAAGAATGTGATGAATTACTTAGGCATGAAGTTGCTGAATACCGTAGGGGTTGGTTAGAGTATGTTAAGTACTCGGTATATCAAGAATGGCTACCAGCAAAAAGAGATGCGGCCTATACATCGTTATCTTATAATGTAGGAATTCGTGCAGCCGGTAGAAGTACAGCAACCAGGAGACTTAACTCTTTAAATATTCGTGGTGGTTGTATTGCATTGGGCTGGTGGAATAAGGCAGGTGGTAGAGTTATTCGTGGATTAGTCAATAGACGCCAGGAAGAAACTAAACTATGCTTGCATGTTTAACTTTAATCAACTTAGGAAGGAATATTATGAAAACCGTAAAAATAGCGCTCATCCTGGGCGCATGGTTAGGCCTAGCGGCTTGCCAAAGCACGCCAGATTCACCACAGGCCACGGAAAAACCGGCTGTAACTGAGTATTTAACTCAAACTGGCAAGATACATAAACGAGAGATAAATGTATCATCTGAAGACTGGGCAAATGCACAAATGTCTAGTGACAATAAAGATTGTTGGATTGGTGTAACTAATGCGAAAAAATTACCGCCCCTTAGTGCTGGTGCAAGTACAGAACAAGTTTTAGCTTGGGGTTTGGTAAATAGTAATTCTGTTATGGCAGAGTCAATAGCACAATCTAATAACCCCACGCAACCTTGTCAAATGGCTACTAATAGTAATGATGTACAGGTAGCTAAAGAAGAAGGTAAAACCACTCGTAGTGTAGCTAAAACCCAAGCAGTAGAAAATATTGCAGGTAAAGTTGTTAATGGTACCCTTATTGGTACTGGTATTCGTGAAGCAGGTAAGTTTTTAGGTGACCTTGCTAGTCGCCCCAATAACGTCGCCAATACGACAATTAATGCTGACAATCAAAGTTCTGTCGAAGGTGCAATTGGTAAAGATAATAACTTTGTCAAGACTGAGCAAGTTAGTGGTATTTTAACAGAAACCGCGCCGGTTAATCCTATTACGCTTGATGGGCAAGAACCTGGTGAAGAGGGTGAAGAGGGTGAA